AAAAAACACAAAGTTGAACCTGTTATTTTCAACTTTAGGCACAGATATTTTTGGGACGGAGGAGTACACTGCATAACCCAGGATCTGTACAGAGAAGGCACACAGGAGGATTATTTTGGCTGACATATATACCATTTACGCTGATCATAAAGAAAATATCACAGCAATTGATTTTGTATCAAAGATGTCTAAATTTTTAGACAGTCTAGTAGAAAACAAAAAAATGAGTTGTTATAGAATTACTAGAATGAAATTGGGTTTTCGTTCTATGGATTTACCAGAATTTAGAATAGATATGGAATTTGAAAATATGCAACAACTCGACGATGCTATGAACATCACTCTGACAAACAAAGATGTTGATAAAGCACACGTAGGATTCAATCAATTTGTTGATACAGATACTATACAACATTTTCTATACAGAGATTTTCCAGACCAAATTGACTGATCTAAATAAGTGTAGTATAATATTATATGGAAAAAATTAGATATTCAGAAATATTTTATAGTGTACAAGGTGAAGGCAGATTCGTAGGTGTGCCTTCTGTATTTTTTAGAGTGTTTGGTTGTAACTTCAACTGTCACGGATTTGGACAGGGCAGAGATAGAAGTAAATGGCTCAAACCAGAAGAGATGCCATATGCTACACAAGATCTTACAAATATAAAACACGTAAGAGATTTACCTGTCGTGGAAATTGGCTGTGACGCATCTGCCAGTTGGAGTTCAAGGTATAAACATCTTGTTGAATGGAAAGGCATAGACGAAATATCAAAAGAAGTAACTGGTTATACTCCGGAAAATAAATGGACTTGTGACAACGGAAAAGATATACATTTTATCATCACAGGCGGAGAACCAATGTTATGGCAAAGAGAAACACAACAACTGTTGAGACAACCCGAATTCAAAGATCTTAAAAATTTAACAATTGAAACAAATTGCACACAACCGTTCAAGGAAGGATTTGACAAGTTCTTGCAGGGATTGGTCGCTGGAGATTATACAAAAGAACCTGTACACGTAACTTGGTCTACCTCTCCTAAATTATCGATATCAGGAGAAGATTGGAACAAAGCAATCAAACCCGACGTTGCGAGGCAATATGCCGAGATTCCTAACACACACTTATATTTCAAATTTGTTGTACAAGACGAGCAAGATCTTGAAGAAGTTGACAAGGCAAGAAAGCAGTATGCCGATGCTGGAGTAGAGGCCGACATCTATCTAATGGGAGTAGGCGCCACTGTAGAAGGTCAGGCCAAGACGTCTAAACAGGTGGCAGAACTTTGTCTACAAAAAGGTTACAAATATTCACCAAGGCTACACGTAGATCTATTTGGCAACAAATGGGGGACCTGATGTCAACTCTGTTGATAAGTGGTAGCAGTTACGACGAAGTCTATTCGGAATTACATACAGAACTCAAGGACATTTTCAAAGTTAATGATGTTGTCAATCTAAGTATATCGGGTGCATCTCCACAAAGGCAAATAAGAGTAGCCATAGAATGGATAGCACAAAACGGAAATCCCGAAATATGTATACTGCCTGTGAGCCATCACAACAGATTTGACCTTCCAATAGCCAAAAATTTTGACAAGTTAAACAATCTACATTATAAAGCATCTTGGATACAACAATACAATCAAGAAGTATATGAAAAAGAGATCAATAAAATGGTAGACAGAGACACACTCAACACCTTTCTCAGGTCCGGAGCACTGGTACACAAGGTAGAACACACAATACACGATGAACTGTTCGTAAAAATTCTTACATTTCAATCCTTCCTGGCTCAGCGAAAAATCAAACACATAATCTATGACGCAGGTAATTGCTACAAACCATTATGGTGGGACTACCTTTGTATAAACGACGACAACAGTGGGTATCAACCAGGAATGCGTAAAAGAGAATTGATACAAAACAATCCTGGAATATATAAATTTTTTGATTTTTGTTCTAACGTATGGATGTATGACACAATGCAGGAAGAAAAGAAGAAAACACTGAAAGAATATTTCCAGCCTGTGAAATACCCATTGTCTGGTAGCAATGATGATATGGCAAGAAAAGCCACATTACACCATGACAAGCACGACACATTGAGATTGGTAAAACACCTGTTAGACAACAAGGCAATGTATGAAAATTTTGATTGATTTTGTTCAGGAGATAATATATAATAAAGCATATGAAGGTTAAAAAAACTACAAAAAAAGAATCTAAAAAGACCACAAAAAAGAAAAAAAGCGAAGAACCAATGGTCAAGGTTCTTAACATGAATGTGAATCCCGACAACCCAAGGAACGGTTTCTTTGAACTTGACTGGAATGACGAGTTTGTCAATATGTTGAAACAAAACGGATATCAAGGCGAAACCGAAGAGCAAATAGTAGACGGTTGGTTCCAATCACTTTGTAGAACAATTGGTAACGAACAAGGACTAGGTGATGTTACTGGTGGTTATGTGCAAATAAACAGAAGAAACGACGGAAAAACCGAAGTTTCTTAATTGACACACTACCAAAATCTGTTATAATAAGGGTATGACTCATATACTCATAGATACTGCAAACACTTTTTTTAGAGCCAGACACGTCTTCCGTGGAGATACCTCGGAAAAAATCGGTATGGCAATACACATCACAATGAATTCTATTAAAAAAGCCTGGGGTGATTTTGATGGCTCACATCTTGTTTTTTGTTTGGAAGGTCGTAGTTGGCGTAAAGATGTATATGCTCCATACAAAAGAAACAGGAAAGAAACCATAGACGCCATGACACCAACGGAAAAAGAAGAGAATGATGTGTTCTGGGAATGTTATGATGATTTTTGTGAATTCATAAAAACAAAAACCAATGCCACAGTGTTACAGAATCCTGTGGTAGAAGCAGATGACTTAATAGCTCGTTGGATAGATAAACATCCAGACACAAAACACGTGATACTCAGCACCGACAAAGATTTAAACCAATTGATAGCACCTAATGTAAAACAATACAACGGTATTACTGAAGAAACCATGACCGTCGACGGTGTGTTCGACAAAAAAGGCAATCCAGTAATAGATAAGAAAACAAAACTAGAAAAAAAGATGCCGTCAAAAGATTGGATGATTTTTGAAAAGGCAATGAGAGGTGATCCATCTGACAATATTTTTTCTGCCTATCCCGGTGTAAGGAAAAAAGGTACTAAAAACAAAGTCGGCCTTATGGAAGCATTCGAAGACAAAGAAAACAAAGGATTTGCCTGGAACAATCTTATGCTGAGCAAATGGCTAGACGCAGATGGAAAAGAACACACAGTATTGGATGATTACACTAGAAATCTAAAACTTATAGACCTACACGCCCAACCAAACGAAATAGTCGAGACACTAGATCAAACAATACAACAAGCAAAGGCAGAAAACAAAAGTATATCGCAAGTGGGAATCAGATTCATGAAGTTCTGTGGCAAGTATGATTTAAATAAAATCAGCGAACAGGCACAACTTTATGTAGAGCCGTTCAATGCTAGATTGAACCAATGATATCGACAGACGAAGCAGTACCACAGATACTCAAAGACATCCTCAAAAACTACTACACAGATATACACTTTATAGGAACCGAATTTTGGGGGGACAAATTTGGTGTTACTCCTAACAAGTTATACAACAAACTTTGTTCTTTAAACATTGAAAATCACATCAAAGAAAAATATAAAAAGACCGCAATCATTTTGTATCAAGGAGAAGCACAATATTTCGTGCCTGGATCTAAAGTCAGCCTGCAGGCAATCAATTTAAGAGATGCAGTCGTCAAAGCCGGTATATACTCTACAGATTTTTTTATAGTTGGTTATCACGAAGCAGAAAAATTAATGACAGAGTATTGTGGACACTTTAATACCAGCAATAAATTTTATCATATCAACGTAGATTACTTTCACCATTTCAACGAACTTGTAGACAGCAAGGTCAATATTAATCTAGATCAATGCAAATATAATTTCAGTTATATGGGGCACAATCACAGAATGCATAGAAAACTATTCAGCAAATATCTAATTGAAAAGAATCTTTATCAAGAAAATCTTGTCAGTTTTACAAACGGAAAAATAGCAGGTGAAAAAAACAATCTCAAAAAAAGTTTTGAAACCAACAATGAATTCATAACATTTCCTTTATGGACTAAAGACGACTGGAATTATTCTCATCAAATGTTAGATCTTTATGAAAGGGTTGAATTGTTTGATCACAAAAATAAAGATATTGAGGATAATCTTCCTGACAATTATCCCACCCAACCATTCTTGCAAAAGGCCTGTATACATTTTGTTTGTGAAACATTGTTTGACTACACATATCCAAACCCTAATGAAAAGTTGATGCAGGCAATTACCGCCAAACGACCATTCATAGTTATCGGACCAGCAAGAACGCTCACGCACTTGAAATGTCTAGGCTTCAAGACATTCGAAGACATATTTGACGAAACATACGATCAGATCCGCGACCCAAATGAGAGAATGACCAGATTGATGTCCATGGTCTTGGAAATATCAAAAAAGCCTTTGGATGAATTGAAAGAAATGGTAAAGAAGGTGGAATACAATCTCAATTACAATTATGATGTGCTTTTTTTCAAGAGAAAAAACTTGGCAAAAAGTCTCAAAGAAAGTATAATAGAACTATGGGAATAAATGCTAAAACACTTGTAAAAGATAAATTTTGGATCGTTGAAGAAAACGGCCAGAAGATCGGAACACTTCAAAAACAGGAAGACAACGGTTGGATATTTTTAGGCAAAACAAAAAGACTCGAATTTCCAACAATGGACAGCATCTATGAAAAATTTGGTGCCGGGGTGTTCGCAAACGATATCACCATAACAAAAACACCAGAACAAACAGAGGAGTCTGGTTTTGAAGTACACGGCTTTGCTTGTAATCAAAAGCCTTACAATTCTATGTTCAATGTTCAAAAACATCTACCCATATACACCAAAACTCCAAAATCAAAAAGCCTTTTTTGTGCAGGCTATTACATAATCTGTTTTGAAAAGGGATGGAGGAAAGCATATTGCCCAAAATTGATCACTCTGCAGAGATATCCTTATAAGGGACCGATTAAAACAAAATTAGAAATGCAACAGGTACTTAACAATGCAATCAAAGAACAAAATACAGACACAACCAATTGAGGATTTCATCGGGAGAGTAAGGACAGCCAAGACAAGGCAAGACCAAACTATTACTTTGCCCATTAGAGAAGCAGAAAAATTGTCAGACAGTCTTGCACAGACGATGACCAGGCTGGCTGGTATACAGGAAGAGATATTAGAGGCTTATAAATCCGCCAAAGAGGCACAGACTATCAATATAGAAATGGACGGTGGTGGATTTTCTAAAAAATAATGCGAACAAAAATTGTTAGCAACACATCATTATACAAATGGACAAAAAATTTTGCCAATCTACAAAGCAAATTCTACGCTGAAAAATACAAACTGAAACGTATCCACGACATTGAACAATTTATTGTGGAAAAAAAATTCAAGAGAGTGTATCACGTCGAGCAAACAAGATTGGATATCAATATACCTGCCTGCAAATCCTTTCAAGAATGCGACCTTGTATTGGTCACACACCAGGGCTACAGCAGATTCAGTTGTAGTGGACTAATAAAACAGATAAAACAGTGGACCAATAACGGAAAACACCTCTACATATGCCTTAACAGGCATTATTTGAACATTGACAATTCCAAAATTCCTCTCAAACTGTCGGATGACTATCAAACTGCCATCCTTGAATGGCTTCAACAGAGTCTCGGAAATTACACTGTGCAGGAATTAAGTGATAGATACATAGACAAAGGCAAACATTTTACCTGGAGTGTGCCTGACAAGCATTATTATATATGGAAAAATTAATAGAACATTTTGATCAATACCCTATGCTTAACAATGACCGTCACAATTATATCAGATATCGCATAGGCAGAATAAAACACGAATATTGGTTGAGAAATAGAAAAAATAAACAAGAAAAATTGCTTGATAGTTTTGATAATTTTGTAATCAAAAATTTAAAACCGGGCAATACCTGTGTTTATGGGTGTGCAGGATATTATCTAGAGGATTGGATCAAGGATCTCACTGTCGTAGAACAGTGGGACATCGTAAAGAAAATTTATCCAAAGGCGCACATCATCAAACAAAGGAAAGACCTTTTCAATACATTTGGTTGTAGTTTTGATAATTTCATCGTGACGAACGCCAGGGGTGATCATTGGGTGAATCTCGATGGACTAGAAGAACACATAGGCTTTTACGCCAAGACTATCAAGGAAGACGGATTGTTATTTTACACTTTCCGAGATACCCAGATCCCAGAATGGAACAGGCTTACAACCAATCATTACGATTACTTCTTTGACTGGGCAATCAACATATGGAAGACGACTGGTATGCACTGTGTGTGGAAGGATATAAAATTTGCAGATAGGACCAATCCATTTGCCATGGACGAGAACCCCGATACTACCAATGGAAACATCAAATTTATTTTTGCCAAAAACAGAGAATATCTTAAAATAAATTATGCTTAGACCGATATTATTCAGAGGCGGAATGTTTGGAGACCTCATCCTTGGTATGCTGGATCCAACAGCACTTCAAAAAAAATCAATATACCAAAAAGATTACAAAAAGAACACAGTGGGTGGGTATCACATAAAGTACACAAGGACGCAACAGAAAAAATTCAGCAATTACACCCAGATCAAAAAAGAGATATACTACAGTAGATTCACGAAATTTGAACGTGATGTTTACATAGTGACTCATGACACCGATTTCAGCAAGAACTATCCTGATCAAACCATACAACTTGTGTGCAGTGACCAAACCATTTTGACCAAGTTTGCGGAAAGATTCTACAGGCTACACAGGAAACAGGTGAGCGACGAAGCGAAGACATATCTCAAAGAAGACACAGGTGACTTTGTGTCTGATTATGCTCAGGACATTGTGAGATGGCAGGATTTCCATAAGTTTAAACACCGTTTTGACATACGAAACATCTACAACGAACAACAATTCCTACAGGATTTTGATCGGGCATTCCCCCAGGCTGACCCGGTTTGGAGCCATCAACTGTACAAGGAACACTTCGAACAAGATAATATCTGGTAAATATAGTTGTATATTTTTACAACTATGAGCAGACCAAAACCTACAGTGCTGTTATCAATCAGCAATAAAGAGACCTACAAACAGGAAGAAGTCCTGGCGGCAGAGGGCATCTGGGCGGTTTTCTACGATGGTAAACCCATTAACTTGAAATCATCGAGTTTGGTTTCGAATTATCCAGGTCCAAAATACAAGAAGGTGTCTTTCTCAAATCCAGGTCACGCGGAAAACCTGGCAAAAAAATTGAACGCACAGCACAAGACAGACAAGTTTGCTGTACACATTTTAAAATCAGGCGATATCTATAAAAGATAATTACGAGTATGGACACCAAGACTGCCTACACTCGTACCTTCATGGAGTTGTTGGAACAACCCATACACGACGAGAGCATCAAGACCAACTACTACACTTGGTGGCAGAATGTACGTGAAAGTTACCAGGCACGAAGTTTGAGACTGACAAAAGATGGCATAGGTATCATAGAAAAACTTGACATCAAAACATACGAGATCAAGTTTCCAGACAAGATTATTTTTACACCACAAACATATCTTTGGTTGGATGAATTTGTGGATTGTCCCTATTTTGTTGACAAGAAAAAGATAGTAGTAACACTAGAAAAAATGGCTCTGCAACTGATGATGTTCGCAGGAGATATCACAAAATATGGTCTAGCAAGGGCGATGAGCAAGGCGGACGAGCAAAAAACCTAGCAAAATAGCGACTTTTTCGAGGTTGACCAATAACACATTTCTGCTATAATGGTATTATAAACATTTAAACAGGAGTGTACTAAATGGTAACCAAAAAAGAAAAACAAGCAGTAGGCACACAAACAAGAACTGTGACGCCGAACGAGGCCAAATCAGCATTACAACATTGTATAAAATTGAAGAGACCCATAATGATGTGGGGAGCACCAGGTATTGGTAAATCAGATATCGTTAAACAGATAGGTGACGAACAGAAAAGAGAAGTGATAGATATCAGACTTCCATTATGGGAGCCAACTGATATCAAAGGTATTCCTTATTACAATCAGAAAGAAAACAATATGGTATGGGCATCACCGGCAGAATTGCCAACTGATCCCAAGTCAAACGCCATAGTGTTTTTGGACGAGTTGAACTCGGCGGCTCCGGCAGTACAGGCCGCGGCTTATCAACTTATCTTAAACAGAAGAGTGGGGCAATACAAACTGCCAGACGGTGTAGCAATAGTGGCCGCTGGTAACAGAGACGCAGACAAAGGTGTCACTTACAGAATGCCGGCTCCGTTGGCAAACAGATTCGTACACGTAGAACTTAGAGTGGACTACGACGACTGGATGATATGGGCAACAAACAACCAAATTCACCCAGATGTTGTTGGTTATGTGACATTCGCCAAACAAGATTTATATGATTTTGACCCAAAAGGATCGTCAAGATCATTTGCGACTCCGAGAAGTTGGAGTTTCGTATCAGAGCTTCTAACTGATGACCTGCCTGAAAGTACGCTCACTGACCTCGTAGCAGGCGCAGTAGGAGAAGGACTGGCCGTTAAGTTTATGAATCATCGTAAGGTTAGCGGTCAGTTGCCTAATCCATCAGACATATTGAGCGGCAAGGTAAAAGATCTAAAAACAAAAGAAATATCGGCAATGTATTCACTCACAGTTTCATTGTGTTATGAGTTAAGACAGGCTCACGAAAACAAAACAAAAAACTGGAACGATATGGCTGATAGATTCTTCAACTATATGATGGACAACTTCGAAACAGAACTTGTGGTGATGGGTGCCAAGATAGCACTTACAAACTATCAATTACCATTCGATCCTAGCAAGTTGAAATCATTCGACAGGTTCCATAAGAAGTTTGGCAAGTACGTCATAACTGCTATGGAGTCTAAATAATGTCAGACGCAAGAATAATAGACAAACTTGTTACCGCTAGAATAGGACTTTTACTAAAACACCCTTTCTTCGGCAACCTGGCAACAAGACTGCAGATAGTGAATGCCGATGAATGGTGTCCTACAGCGGCAACCGATGGTAGAAAATTTTATTTCAATACTAAATTTATCGACAGTCTTACCCCGAAAGAAACAGAGTTCCTTTTTGGACACGAAGTACTGCACTGTGTTTTTGATCATTTCCTAGGCAGAAAACAAAACCGTGACCATCAGTTATGGAACATAGCGGCGGACTATGCCGTGAACCAAATTCTCATAGAAAGTGGAATAGGCGAGATGCCCAAAGATGACAAAGGCAAGGACAAAGGTTTCCATGATGACAAATACAAGGACTGGCCGGCAGAAAAAATCTACGACGACATCTACAAGAAAGCAAAGAAGCAAGGATACGACTTAAAAAAGTTGGGAGAACTGTTGGACGAACACATTGATGTAGATGGCGAATCTTCAACACCAGCAGACGGCAAAGGTGAAAAAGGCAAGCCTAAATATTCCAAAGAAGAAATAAAAAAGATCAAAGACGAATTAAAAGAAGCAATGATCAGTGCCGCACAATCGACAGGCGCTGGAAACTTGCCTGGTGCTATCCAAAGATTGATAGGTGACCTTACCGAACCTAAAATGAACTGGAGAGAGATAATCCAACAACAAATAGTTTCAACAATGAAATCAGATTACACATTCACGAAACCTAGTAGAAGGAGTTGGCATATGGATGCAGTTCTACCAGGAATGATTAACACTGATAAAATAGATATATGTTTGGCTCTGGACGCATCTGGTTCTATATCAGAAGAGCAGTGTAAAGAATTTTTGTCTGAGGTAAAAGGTATAATGGAACAATACAAAGATTTCAACATCCACCTTTGGAGTTTTGACACAAAAGTTTTCAATCCAAAAGTGTTCACTCCTGACAATATGGATGAATTAGAATCATACCAACTAGGAGCAGGCGGTGGTACAGAATTTGAATGTAATTGGGAATATATGAAAGAGGAAGGTATCGAACCTAAAAAATTCATTATGTTCACTGACGGTTGGCCATTTGACAGTTGGGGTGATCCCGACTACTGCGACACAGTATTTTTGATAAACAATCCATACGAAAGGAACATCGAGGCTCCTTTCGGACTAACGGTACAGTACGATGATTAATAGACAACTGTTATCATTGCTTTGGGAGACCTTCAAGGATTGGTTCTTCAATGAGGTATCAATATCAATAATGAGTTTTGGATTATTGATAATAGCACTTTGGAGTTATCTCACGTGAGAAATTTTTTTCAAAACCCAATAGTGTTGGCCGTCATAATCGTCGGCATATCATTGTTGATAATGCAGATAGGGTTAGGATAATTCACGAGTGAAAATAAATCCAAAAAATTTTTTTAATCGAAGGATAGATGAATTCCAAGACAATTGGGTATCTACTATTACCAAACAACAGGGTGAATACAAAGAACAACAGATAGCCAACTGGATCTTCAACAACTGCAATGGAAGATTCTGTATGAAAAAAGATGTACACTATGATCGAAGTGGTGTAAAAACAATTACCAGAATTGCTTTCGAAATACCCAGTGACCTGACATTGTTTTATCTAAGTGGCCTGGCTCAAGAACAATAACAACATCATTTGACAGCACTAACTAATTTATATTATAATATACGTATATAATTGCAATTATAGGAGAAATAAAAATGGCAAGTAAAAAGAAACAACTTAAAAAAGGTTCCGCCAAAACAAAAACAGAGGCGCAACCGCAACAGGCACCGGCAGGACAACAGGCAAATATCCAGTCTGATCCTGGTACGTTGGCTGTAGGTGATTTGAGAAATCTAGCAACAATCATCGACGTGGCTTCAACAAGAGGTGCCTTCAGAGCAAACGAAATGGCTACCGTTGGAGCGATGTTTAATAAATTACAACAGTTCTTGGCCAAAGTGGCGCCAGAACAAAAACCAGAAGATGCCAAAGCAGAAGCACCAGCAACTGCCGAAGCAAAGAAATAGGAGAACACAATGGTACAACAAATGATGCCAATGGATGTTGAAGGCACAAAAGAAACTGTGGCTTCTAACAGAAAGCAGATCAAACACATAGGAAAATTGAAAGACAGTGGTGCCAATGTTGCTATAATATTTAGAACTGTTCCAGACGAACCAACAAACTGCTTGGTAATGGGTCCTAAATTTTTAGACAACAACTATCACGATTCATTCATGAAAGTGCTTGAATCTCCGGAAGGCCAGGCTAGTTTTGAACTTGGTAACTTTTTATCTAGATCGAGATTCAGCGATGGTGTGGAAATGTTGCCATACTTACACCAAAACAATTTTCTTAAAAAAATGCCAACCAAAGACGTAATAGTCACAATGGGTGCTGGCAACCAAGGTGAAGTTCAACTGGACGAATTGAACAAACTTATTGCCAAGGAAAGAAAAGTAGAAATTTCTGATCTTGCATTTGTAGAGTCAAGCGAGGCAAAACCAAAGACTAGTAAAGATTCGGATGACTCCAAAAAGAAAGCAAAAACCAAAAAGTAGTCCGACCTGGGTAGAACTTACAAAAGATTTTGTTAAGGAATGGCCAGAAATTTTAGATGGACTGGAATATAGAAACTTGCCAATCAAGTATGTCAAGTGGTGCGAACTACATCTAAAAAACAAGATCACTATAAAATTTGATATCGAAAACGATCTCAAAAATAATAATCAATCCAGAATAGTTCGCACACTTAGACAGCACATTTTACAGAATAGAAAAAACATCAAGGCAGTACAGATGAAGTTCAATATTCAGCGTCTCAAATCGGACATGGAAAGTAAAACAGAAAAACTACTGACCAAAACTTTCAAGAAATAATCTGTCTACGAATTCCCAATCAAACGTTTCAAGCAATTTATCTAGACTATAATTGTGTCTGCTACAGAAAGTTTCAGCATCAGTGCAGGCCTTTTTGGTAAAAATATTGTCTACCGACTTCCATTGTTCCAGTATAAAATCACCCTCAACTGTGGGTTTGGTATGTTTTTGATACAAAAGTTTAACCACTTCTCTAAAAGTAGTTCTATAATTTACTTTAGAATCTTTGAAAAAATTAGTGTAGCCTGACCTTTCATTAACGTATTCGTGTGGTGAATGAAGTGTGAAATCCAAAACTCCAGAAGGCGTGTTTAACACTGCCTCTTTAAAGTAGAGCACCACTGCCTGATGTCCGTACATATAACTTATTAGTCTATTGTAACATCCAAAAATGTAATGTCTATTTGATTTGAGTGTGGATGGTGTGTAATTAAATTTGAATTCTGGATCTATCTCTAGTTTGGCGGGCACCACGTAGAAGTACTCGCTGGTAGAATTTTTGGCACAATGCCTTAAGGCATTATCTCTTCCATTGATACCCGATACAACTTTAGGTTCCCTTCCTATATGGCCTAAATGTTCCTTTAGCACACTGAGATTAGCAAGGGCCTGTGGTTCATTGTTGTGTAAGAAAAAAATATCAAATTTGGGTGGTTTATCAAATTTATCAACAAAATATATCCTTTCATACTCGTACAATTCTTTTTGAAACTTTAATTTGGGAATGGTGAGACAGGTATGCTCATGATTGTTGACATAGAGTTTTTTGTCTTCCCACAGGCTAGGTTCGGACTTAGACGTGGATTCGAAAAAATAATGAGCGTACAAACTTTTTTGATTTTTTACCTTTTGGTACAAATTAGAATATTCAAATTTGTACTCTGGCCATTTATGTGATTTGATTTCCACTTGGTGGTAATTTATGTCAGCAAAATCTCTGAGATGTTTCAGTTGGGGTAACTGTTTCTTGAATTCGTTTGTTGGTATCAGGAACAAATTGCCTTCTTTCTGTTCGGCATTGTGCCAGAGATGTATTTGACTATCTTGATGCTGTTCCGGGACAAAATCAAAATCAAACGTTGAAAGGTCATCTAGTGTTGTCAAAAACCAAAAGTGAGATGTTTTTATTTCGGATATGTAAGACTTTAATATATCAAAGTAGGAATCAACAAAAGGAGTAAATTTTGCGTGTGGAAATATTTTTTCTATTTTTTGTCGATTGCTGTCAATATTGAAATCCACACAAACACAATCATACATTAGAATTCTGCCTTTACTCCCACTTGAGGATTTTCAATACAACTATCCTTGATCTCTTTCATCGTTTCCTTTTTTAGATCAACACCACACGTGGCAGAAGGTTTTATACCACAACCTAGACAGAATAAAAAAATAATTAGATATCTCATCCTAGTACTTTAACTCCGTACTTGTTGGTAAATGCTTTACCATCCTCTCTATCGTTCACGATTGGTTGTCCTTTTATGTTCAAACTGGTATTCAAAAGTATGGGGCAACCAGTCTGTTTTTTCCATTCTGTGAGCAGTGCGTGGAACCCTGGATTATCCGTCTTACGCACGGTTTGAACCCTACTTGTGTGATCATGGTGTATTATAGCAGGAAAGTCTTTACCAGCAGTACAAGGCGCTGTAAATTGCATATAAGGGGTGTTTTTAACGGCTTTAGGAAGGGTGAAATAGTCGTTCACATCCTCTTCTAATATGGCTGGTGCGAACGGTCTGAACTTCTGTCTTTTCTTGATACTGTTTACCAAATCCTTTATCTCGGGTCCTCTAGGGTCTGCCAACAGTGATCTATTACCAAGTGCCCTTGGGCCAAATTCCGCCCTGCCACTTGCCACTCCCACCATCTTGTTTTCCTTTAGTTCTTTGATCAAACTGTCAACAGGATACTCGCCGTCTATGTTGTGTCCCAGAAAAGGATGTTGCCAGTTCAAGAACATTTTCTCATTGGCCGCTATGCAACCCAAACTTGATCCTGCGTCACCGGGATTGGGTATTATCCAAATGTTATCGAAAAAATTCATATCTGCTAGAACTCTGTTTGCGGCACAGTTCAAAGCAACTCCTCCCGCATAAACAAGATTCCTTGATGAGTATCTAGATGCCCTCATCCACAAATCTGCCAGGCATTCTTCTGTGACCTGTTGTATGCTGGCCGCGATGTCCATTACGTCTGCTTCGGGGTGCCATTCTCCCAAACCCCTGTGTAGATTCTTTTTCAGCCTGAAAGGTGACTGTTCCACAAAGTCGTTGTAGATATCATCTTTGTATTTTGGCTTGCCGTAAGCGGCCATACCCATGAGGATATACTCCTCCTCTGCTGGTTTCAATCCACAACGGTGTGTGAACGCCGAATATAAAACTCCTATAGAGTCGGGATAATTTATTGTTTCTTGTGTCCTGATTTGTGTGCCTTCGGCCGTGGATATGGAAACAGTGTTCCATTCACCTATCGCATCCACTGTGAGGATAGTGGCATGAGTAAAAGGCGAGGTGTAATATCCGGCCGCGGCGTGTGAGTCGTGATGTTTGACATACTCATCTATCTTAATATTGAAATGATCCAGGTGCCATTGTGGCATTTCTGTATAACTCATTGCCAACCCATACTGTCCTGCGTAGAACTGTCTTGTCTTCTTCAAAAAAGGCTTTTCATAATACACAACCTTGTCAAAAGGTCCGTAAGTGTTTGCCTCGTTCACTATACCCCAGTTGAGGTAGTGATCGTTTTTGACTTTGGAGTATCTTTCCGAGTGTGCGGCCCATAGTATTTCTCCTTTGCCGTTGCTAAAATCCACAACAGACATAGCGGCGTCGTGGTTCATGCAGTTAATTCCCAGTATTCTCATCCTCTAATGTCCTCTATAGATTCTATATATTTTTTAAGTTCTTTGTCCTGTACATCATTCGGTATTTCATTCTTATAAAATATTTTGTAACTGTCACTTCCATATTTTCCTATACCATAAAGGTCACTTGCCTCTTTTCCGTCCCAGGTGAGATAATCTACGCTCATTTGTCTCAACCTTTTTACTCTCACACTCCACATACCCAACGGTTTCAACATCTTTTCCTGTGCTTTCGCTCGACCCCTAATAAATTTTACAGGATCTGGATATCTCTTGAACAATTTTGGAAGTATCTCTTTGACCTGTTTCCTATAGGTTTGATTGAGACATATCACGCCCACCATGTGTTGCCACACGCTATTAACCTGTTGTTGTACCATTAGGTCATCTCTCATTTGATACTCCACTTAATTTTACTGAATTTTTCTTTCAATTTTTCTACCCTTTCTTGCCATTCCTCTAGTGTGATGTCGTATTCATAATTCACCGTTGTGGCATTTTGTTGCAGACAGGTTGCTCCGTTTCCGAGATGAAACTTTTCTGCCATTTCTGTGATGGGAGATAAAGTCACCAAACGATCTATGTGATTTTCTCTTTTAAATTTTTTATATATCTCATTCAGGATGTGTTTGCCTCCTCCCTTCATCTTGGCCCATACTGTGTAAGCCACAGCGACTCTACCCACGAGATTATTTCTCAACACCGACTGCAGATGTGCGTCCTTGCTCATGTCTTTTAACTCCTTAACACTTTTAGGAATTTCGTTTGTAAAGGCGATGCATATTATAGCCATTAGGTTTTTATCCTGATCGAGCAATCCAAAAATTTTGCGTCCATATGATGTTCTGAATTCCAAATCCAATTCGGGTCTTACAGGATCTTCCTGCACATCTATTTCCACTAATTCTTTCAGATCAAATCGTTGGTCTTTTTTGAACCAGTTTTTGAATTTGTCTTTTATTTCCGCAAGTGTATTCATGGTTTACTTGTAGATAAAAGGATCTTTCTTTTTAAGTTCTTTTATTCTTTTCCTATACTCAATCTCTTGTTTTATTTTGAGATATATTTTTTTAATCCAACTAAACATATTTTCTCCTTTCAAGTTTGTAAGTTGTTAATCCTCCACTGTTTGCCTTCCATACAAGATGAAAGTTAGGGAATATTTTTGATATGATCGGATACGATGCTGTCACTTTGTAGTCGTCAAACATATCCTGAACATCTTTGTGGTCAAAACCAATTTCAAACGGGCATTCCATTTGATCTTTTTTTAATATCTTGCTTTCAAAAAAAGACAAAGGAGCAATCTTTTGTAAAAGTTTTACCCATTTATTATAGACGCCCAATAGTATGATTCCGTTTGGCTTCAACAAAGATTTGATTTTGGTTACAGCCAGTTTGTAATCTGGCATATGGTGTAACACACCCTGGCATAGAATGACGTCATATTTTTTGGATTTTTCCATTTCAATAAAATCTTTCTGCATCCATTTGATATTTTTGTTGCCTAGTTTATCAGAAATTTTTTTGGCAATCGCTACACCGTTGCTGAAATCAACACCGGTTATTTTTATGTCTTTGTTTGTGTAGGCCAAAAAGTTTGAAATATATCCAGTTCCACATCCTATATCAAGCAAAGTTTTTCGACCTTTGGTTTGATCAACAATAAAATTTATATATTTGTTATCTCTGTGTTTTTGCTGTGTCAGGAAATTTTTTACCGAGTAATTGCCCGGAAAAGGATTTCTGTCATAGAATGTTTTTACTTTGCTCATCTGTATAGATACGGATCCTTCTTTTTCCTTAACTTTTTAAGTTTTCTTTTGTATGTAATGTCACTTAGGTATTTTTTTATTTTGGCAATTAGTTTTTCAAACATTTTAAAAAAGTCTCCTTCATTAATTTTACAGCATCTTGGTGCGCCTCGTCTAGTGGATGAGTCGTGGCGTACGGATATTCATTCATTTTGGCCCATTGGTTAAAACCCATCATTCTTTCACCAAAACTGAACCATCTGGTAAAATCTATTTCGTTATACAGTGCGGTCAAAAGACTGTCCTCTTTGTGGATAGGCTTTTTGTCATTGTAAAAAAGGCTGTTATCGGCAAGTGTGAACATATATGGTATTTTCTTTTTCTCCAAAATGTTCTGCAACCAAACAATAGATTTCCAACTGAGATATGCTTCGTGGTATTGGTTGGCGGCATATTTGTACAGACTGTCAGCGAACGGTCCTATTCCTGTTTCTTTGTAAAGATGCTGTCTCTTTTTGAATTCGTCCATCACAGGTTCACTGTGGCCGATTGTGTTTTCTACTTCTTTTTGTCGTAGATTTGTATCCCATGGTGTTATTGTTGCCCATCTTGTCCTTTCCAGGTTGCTGTTCCTTGCCATTGCCCAATCGTATCTGCTGAGGAATGTCCACATCACAACTACAATTATTTTTTCTTCTTTTCTGTTTGCCACATAGTCAAAGACTCTCCTAGCAATTCCTGAATTTCCCAAACCTCCTTTTGCCACACAAAAATAATTTCCTGCAACTGTATCATTCAACCTAGCGGCCCAGGTCTTGCTACTGTAATTTTTACCTGTGTCATCGCTGAGCTCGTTGCCATAAGTGAAACTACAACCGCCCGATAAAACTGTTTCTTTTCCTATACTACTCATAAACTTTCAACATATTATTTAAAATTGGAAATGCTTCACTAAATTTTTCACCACGGTGTTTGTCCGCCAGTAAAATTCTATCTCGACGCTGTTTGTTCATTTCCTCCGAGTACCTGTCACTGCTGTTCATGTAATCAATTATGCCTTTGAATTCTTTTATCTGGATATATCTGTCTGTTGCTATATTTTTGATCTGTCTCGGCAGGGTTTGTATGTTAAAATATTCTGGATCAAAACAAGTGTTCACATAGAAAAATTTTGGATCAATCTGTTTCACCCAATAGGCCAATTTTGCCAGACTGAAAATATTGAAGATGTTTATGGTGCTACAAATTTGGAAATCTATATTTCCCGGATTATATTCTTTGAACTTCTGGATGTTTTCATTCACCTCTTTCCATTTTGCTGGGTGCCTTTGATATTCAAACTGTTCTCCCACATCATCTATGCTGAATGCTATCTCAACTCTCTTAAAGTGTTTCCACAACCAAAATACATTTTTCGGAGGCAACTGTGTGCCATTGGTATTGTAATGTATGTCTTGATTTTTGGCGTAACCCTGCTGTACACAATATTCCAAAATTTTAAAATGATTTTGTATCATGAAAGGCTCTCCTCCGGTGAACTCAAAATATTCTACATCTTTCAATACATCTTTTATTTCCTCAAAAAATTGCGGGTGTTTTTTCGGCCATCCGCCTTCTTTTAAATTTTTTCTTGCCACTGGATTCTCTCCGTAATCTAATTCTTCCTGTGCCCATTTGGATGAGGACCAAGAACCACATATCCTGCACTTAAGATTACAAACGTTGCCCAGTTTAAAGTCAATGAACTTCAAGGTTGGCTCGCTATCGGGTGTCCAATCTTTGAGACTTTTACTCAGTTTATAGATCGAGTTTTGTCTTTTAGAAACTTTGCCAGCATTTTCTTCTGCCCAACAACTTTCGCACCCGTTTGGTCTTTGTCCGCTTTTGAACTGCTTACGTAAGGAATTCATGTATTCGCTTTGCTGTATCGTTTTAAGATCAGTTTCATAAACTTTAAAATCTTCGATGTTGCCTTTGTACAGACAGCAAGGTGATGCTGATCCATTTACATCCACTTCCAGATGTGTCCATGGCAGAGGACATATATTTGATTTTAGATATCGTTCCACCATTTTAAAACCTCTGTGTTTTTTTCAAATATTTTTGTAATGTCTGTTCCTCTAATTTTGTCCAAATATAATATTCTTTTTTTGCCTCTTTTCAATCCCTCACTGTACTCCTCTTTGGAATATTTCTCTTCTAGAGTTTTATGATTTTTTATATCTTTCAATCCTTCTATGAAAGACAAATTAAACATTGTTGTTTTATCTTGAATTTTTTCCAATACACCATCAATAATAGAATGTAAAAGATGTTTTGGCAAGCACAAAGGTGTCCAAAGATTGTCTGCTGTAAAACTAAAAACTTTTTTACACAATAAAATCAGTTTGAGATCTTTACTTAAATTGTACATATTTTCTAAATCAAATAAACCAGGCAATGTTACTGTCAGATCTAATTGCAACTGTCTTGGATGTTTCATAAATTTTTTAGCATACTTTATATTTTCAAGCCATTGCTCGTACTTCAATCCTGTTCTAATATATTCACCGATATGACCAGTCCCATCAATCGAGGCATTGATTTGCCAGTCTTGAAACTTCACAAGTAAATCATCAAACAGATTTTTTCCGTAATAATCTATCTTGCTAAAATTGGTGTTATACCTTGCATACACTTGGTCGGCATAATCCAAATCAATCACTCTCTGCATGGCCTCCCAATGTATCTTCCACATCAAAGGTTCACCGCCACACCAATAAAATTCACGTAATCTTTTTTCTTCTATGGCTTCTGTAAACTCTTTGATTACTTGTTGATCAGTAAATTTTTGTATCTGCTCTTTGATGTCTTTTCTACCCCAAGGGTTTTTATCATAATCAAAATTATCGTGCCTTTTGTTTTCTGTTTCCCAACTACTGCTTAACATATCGCCGCACATTCTACAACTAAAGTTACATAGATTTGAAAATCGATAATCAAAACTAGTAACTTGTAATTCTGTATGTCCGTTTTCGTTGGTTTTTTCAAAAGCCTCATCTATCAATCCACTGTACATTCTGTTGAAATGCTGACGATAAACTTGACTGTTCAACAGTTTATGATTACAAGTAGCACACTGTGGTATTTCTTCTCCTGCCATAAGTTTTTTTCTTACAGATTTCATATAATCACTGTTCCAGTGTTCTTCCAAAGTTGTAAATTCCACAGGTTTTCCTTCTGGATTTTTTGTATCAATATACTGTTTGAAATTTTGAGATTCTTCCAATGAAGCACAACACAATCTTCTTTCCATCTGTGGAGAAAGATAGGTATGAGTCCACGGAGCCATACAGAATGTTTTGTTTCCTTGATTAGGCTTTATTTTCATAGTCCTCGAACAGTTCCTTCCATTCTGGGAAAACATCTACTGTGTTTTCATTTCTTATACTGTCATACTTTCTTGTTTCGGCAAAAAATGTAGGTAGAAATTTTGACATATCTCTCCTAAACAAATAATCTAGACCGCTTTCAAAACCCATGGTTGCCCTTGTCAATTTGTCTAATGGCTTCAACCAGTCTATATGAGATTCGTATTTTTCTTTGACTTGTTCTTTGTATTCGTTGGGCAACAAATCCATCCTTTGCCAATTTGGAAATTGCAGTAGATTGAAATTGAAATCTTGTGGTTTGATTAAACCCAACTCAACCCAGTTTTTATGGAAATCAGTTACGTGTAAACTGTTCAACAACCCTACAGTAGAACTGATATAAAAATCTACTTGCGGACAAACATCTAACATTCTTTTTCTATTTGCTACAATATCTTCCCATACAGTACCTTTCCTCATTAGTTCTGCTCGTGGACCTTCAGCGTCTAAACTTGCTCCTACTGAAACTGAATCAAATTTGTTCCATAATTCTAACACATCCATATCTTTGAATGTGGTTCTACTGAGATTGCTGTTGTATATCAATCTTACGTGATACATTTTTCTACGATCTAATTCTTTCAAAATATTATAGTGCTCAGGCATTATTAAAGGTTCACCGCCAGCAAAATAAAACTGTTCAACGTGTTCGAACTGTTCTAACATCTGTTTCCAAATATCATCACTGTCTCTTCCTACTCTCATAATTTTTGGATGATTGGGTGGTTGTCCTGTCAATTTTTTATGATCTTCATACCAATTGGACGAGAACCAAGTGCCACAACTACGACAAGCCATATTACACAAATTGCTGAACCGGATATCCCAATATTTGATTATAAAATCTGCTGACCCATCTTCTTTGGTACTGTTAATCAATCCAATATTATGTCCAAAATGTTTGTTGGAACTTAAACGTAAAGAAAAGAAACCTGACTTTTCTTGATCATAACATTTTATACACTCTCTTGATTTTTTGTTGTTCAACATATTCAATCGCATTTGTTTCATTTTTTCACCATTGAATACTTCCTCCATGCTTTGATTGTTTAAATTTCCTACATCAAATTTGTCAAAAGCAAAACAACAAGGATATGCTCTACCGTCCGGAAACGAATGTAAATGCATCCATGGCAACATACAAAAAGTCTCCGAATCAATCAGCAACTCCTTTTCTTTAGGAGTCATATCTTTTATTTTTAATTTCTCAGGCTCTTTGGCCCCGTACTCATATGCCACTGTACCATTCTCCTATAATTGGAAAAGTTTTTGCTAGGTCTTTTCCTCGTCTTTTATCATATTGCCCATAAAAATTTTTGAAATCTTTTTGTAATTTGTCTATTTCGGCCGCACCCGCGTGTGGTGATGTTACTTCTTGTAAATATTCTATCAATCTTTTCACGTGTTCTTTTTCCATCGGCTCAATATCGCTCTCATTATCTGAAAGCCATTCTATCAAATTTTGCCTAAATTTCTTTTTGAGTTCTGTTGGAAGGACAAGTGGTGATTGGAAACTAGGAAACCTCAAAATGTTAAGAGTAAAATTGACATCAGAGCCAAATGCTTGACGATAGGATTTTTTGAACTGCACAATCCTGCTTAGAAATTCTGGTAGTGATTCCAAGCACAACGCATTCACAGTACACATCACGTGAAATCCTTTTGGTTGTAAACGAACCATAAGATTAACAAAATTTGAAAACCATTCTGAATACTTCATTCCATCTCTTATGTAATCCGCCTGATCAAACATGGCTTCATTTGATGTGTAGATATGAAGATTTGGAATCCGGCCACATCTATCTAAAAATTTTTCAAACAAATCTGGTTTTGGCACAAGGTTAGTGTTCACAGCAAATCTCATATGAGGATTTACTCTATTCTTCTCGTCAGCGAACCAATCTAGCAAACGCCAAAAATGAGGAGACATCATAGGTTCGCCGCCTGTGATCCTTAATTCGTCTAGACTTCTATGTAAGTCTGTTTGCCACCAAGTAAAAAATGCTTCTACATATGGATTTGTTTCTTCTAGTTTATACAATTGAGCGGCATTATGAGGATGTGTAAAATGATTTCTACCATCTGATTTTAAATCTGTATATGGACCATTTGTTTTGATATCTCTCACCCATGTGGTACTGAATGCTGGGTTACAATACGAACAGGCAAAATTACAGGTCCTATCAAAAGCAATTTCTAAAGTTTTCAAATTCCAATCTGTATCAATACTGCTGGATTTTGCCTCACTCAATATCGACTCTGGATATATTTTAGATTTGTAGGTCCTGTCAGACACAGAACCGTTGTTCATGTCTTCGATCTTCCAACAATATTCACAACCTTTGGGCCTTTCTCCGCACTGCATCTGCCTTCTGTGTTCTTTCTTTTCTTTGGTGTTGTGCAGAGCACTTGGATTGTTTTTTATTTCATTTACATCAATTTTATGAGCCGGTGGATGATGGCAACTTGTGGTCATACCTGATCCTAACCATATAGTTGCATTGAACCATTTGGCTCCACAAAAACTCGGAGAAAGTTTATCTAATACTTGTTTCTGATATTCGTTATCTTTCATACTTGTCTTTTATATCTTGTGTTCTAGTAATTATTGATTGTTCATATTCGTCGGGTAATTTTTTCTCGTTTCCATAAATTATCTGTTTTGTCCATTCGTAATGTGCTTTAGGTAAAGGGTGTTCGTCACCATCAACATAATCATTTGGATAATTTTCTTGAGCAAATTCCCACAAACCTTTTTTGTCTTCATAAAACAAAAATTTTTCCCAATTGATTTCGTTGTATATCATTTTTTCTGCCACAGACTTTGGATTATGTTCTAGGACATCTTCTTTAAATATCATCATTGTGTAGTCTATATTTTTTGATTCAAGATGCTTTTGTGTATACCAAATTCTCTCGAGAGTTCTGAACCTATTTTGGTCTTCGTTCAAGAAATATTTTTGATAGTATTTGTGATGCTCTTTAACAGGGTGTCCCCCGAACCAAACGTGCCACTGGAAATCCGGATCCCAACGCGAGTATGTGGCATCAGCAACTTTTTCAAACAGTGATTGATTTTCTATAATTTCATATCTGTTGTATCCGGACCACATAATATACATCTTATTGATATTTTTGAAACGCATTGAACTATTCACAGCCATACGAGATATTGTCTCGTTTCCACTTGCCGACATTCCTAAGTTTTTGACAGGTGTATCTTTTTCAAAAAATTTGATGTAGTGCGGCCAGCACTCCCATCTATACCTTGTAAATGAGCAACCATGTGTGATTATCATAAATTTTTACACTCCTTCCAAAATTCCAGCATTTCGGGAAATGTGTTTTCAAAACTTGTTCCGCGTCTGCGATCGTGTTCGTTAAAAAATGCGTAAAAGTTCTTTTTTTGTTCTATGCTATTTGCGTAATTTTTTTTCCAGTACGCTAGATTGCGAAGCATTTTTTGTACCTCGAAGTCCTTGAATTGACTGTAGTTGTCTTCTCCAGAATTCTCCCTCATCCATTCTGTGTTGCTTTGATGTATGGCCTGGTATGCCTCTGGTAACAGCGTTATCTGTTGCCAGGCTGGTTGCCTCAGCAGTGGCACATCGAACCACACACGCTGATAGGTGCTGGAGTGCTTCTGCCTCAGTTGTTTGATGTCTTCCAACAGGTCCCTCATACTGGTTACGCTGAGGTTGTTGTATGTGATAATAAAAGTGACGCTGTTGCGTACAGGTATCCTGTCCAGGAATTCGTCAACATTGTCTATGAATCTGTTGTAGTCCAGTCCGTTCCTGATGTATTCCGCTTTCCGGCCATGGGCATCCACACTGACGAACTGCATGAAATGTTCCACACTGCCATCTAGGCATATCCTTTTCACCTGGTCGAAATACTTGTTCTTTAACCTGTCGTCGGGCGGACACATATTGCTGGTCACGTTGAGATGGAGGTCGGGTTTGGGATTCTTGATCACGTAATCAAATACCTTGTAGGTGTTGTTGTCCATCATGGGTTCTCCTCCCGTCATACGGAAGTGCTTGAGATTTTTGTACAGTGTTGGCCACCATTCCCAGAACGCCTTCACATATGGGTTATCCTCGCGGTTTGGTATGGGTCTTCGCCTGCCCTGGAAGTGCTCGGGTGCGTTGTGGGGAGGAGTGGTTGGATATTGGCCGTACCTTTCCACTTCCTGCCCCCACTTGGTCGAGAACTGTGGCGAACAGTAACTGCACCTGAAGTTACAGGCGTTGTTGAAGTTCACCTCCACGTATCTCGGCGTCCAACTTTTTGTCATTGGATTCTGTAAAATCTCGTCAAAGTCCTGCATGGCCCAGGGCTCACCGCTCCTGTAGTGCCTGTCAGACATGGCTCCTGTGTCCTCTATCTTCCAGCAGTAACTACAACCCGTGGGTCTGTCGCCCTTCAGCATCTCTTCACGCTGTCGCAGTTTTTCCTGGGTGTTGTGCAGTGCCGCGGGATTGTTTTTCAATTCTGTGGCATCTATCTCGTGCAGGGGTGGGTGGTAGCAACTGTTTGTCAGACCCGTGGGCAGGTGTAGGCTGACCTGGTTCCACTTGGCCAGGCACATTGTGGGTGATACCTCATCCAGTTTCACCCTGGCCCTGTCCGCATCTGACTGATACCTACTGGTACTCACGATCCTGAACTCCTTTGTTGACCCACACTCCCTGGCAAAACTTGAAAAATCTGCTTTCGTCCTCGCCATAATCTGCTATGGGTACGCCTAATCTCTGCCTCAGGCTGTTGCCATATTTTTTAATATCGTCTTCTGGTTGTATCTGTAGTTTGCCAAACAGGTCATTTAGATGTTCCAGACTGCTGATGCGTTTGACATCCATTCCCTTGATCACTGTCATCCAGCATCCGATACGGGCACCCAGCATGGCGTACATACCATGTTCCACATCTGCCCCCACGCTCATCCACGTGGTCAGTGTTCTAAGATTGGTTGGCTGTATATTTTTCACGAACTGCGATGGAGAAATCACTTTGCCCCTGTCCAGGCTCATCTTGACACCTTCCCTGTATCCTGCGACAAAGGCCTGTTGTGGAGAACTGTTTATCACGGTGTCAGAGTAGACGTTGTGTAAATTCTCGTGTGGCACTCCCCAACAGAAGTCGATGTCGTTCTGCTCGTTGTCCGAATTTTCGTGTGTCTTCATGGAAAGACAGGTGTCTTTGTGCCAACCCACCAGGCCACCGTTGCCGTATACCAGGCCATTCACGCTGTTCCTGGCACGCCATCTGTGTACCGCTTTGGGATCGGTCTTTGCGAAATCTAGTGTTTCCATCAAAAATTTTGGGTCTATGACGTTGTCACCGTCCACGCTAATGAAGAAGTCGGTCTCCGCCAGTTCTGCCGCGGCCTTGTGTGCCGAATCGAATCCAACAACACCATCAACACGCTTGGCCCATGGCACCTTGTCCAGTAGGTCCGCCCAGTTCTCTTCCTTGTTGGGCTCTCGGAAACTTATGAACACAAAATCCAGATCGCTTGTCCTCATTCTGCCTTCCATTTGTATCCTCCTTGCCCGTTAGATTTTACCCAATAGGGATTTCTCGAAAAGAAAATATAACCCTTGTCGTCTTTGTGTAGCAACGGATATCTAACCGATTTGGGTTTCTTCAACTGTATAACCGAATCTTTCACGAAGTACTTGTCCTCGCCATTTTTTATAATTTCAATTTTTTTCTCAAGGCTGACTTCGTGTTGCCTGCCTTGTATGGTAACAAAATGACGTTTGCTCTTTTTACTCCTGTTGTTTAATGCTTCAAAAAATCCTGGCATTTAATTGCTCCATTGTTTTTTTGTGATGATAGTGCCATATTCCACACAGCCTGTGACTTCCAACATATAGGTCATTATTGATCAACATAGGATTCAAATATTCATTGTTGTCAATGGAATGCCTGATACCGTTTATGAGATTTTTGTTGTGTACAATCTTGAACCAGTCAAATTCAACGTGGTGTTCATCCAATGGGTCAAGCATTTTGTACGCCAAAGCATATACCTCGTCGGTAGTGGGACTATCGTTGTCGCAACCCACTAGACATTCTTCTCTGATTGTGTTCCAGTTTTTTGTTATGGCTCCGCACAGTTTATAAAAATTTTCTGCCAGTTTGCTTTTTCTAAAATAGGTAAGGCAGTTGTAGATGTTGGGCAAAGAGTTGCGTCTGAACAATTCTCTGTAATGCTTGTCCACCACTTCCTCGCCTTTGTAGTTCAAACAATTCCTGCTTGTCACCATATCGTGCCGACATAGATAATTCCACCACCAATCTATATTGCCACACACAACCATGTCCGCCTCCAATTTTATGCTATGAGTAAACGGCGACAGGCCAAATATCCTGTGTTCATTGTTGAAGGCCAGATGTGAAGGATTTTTCATAGTGACCACGTAATCAAAATATTTGTCGTGTTGTATTTTCTTGTCTGTGATCACGCAGATCTTGTTGATACTGTTGTGCTTTTTGATGCTTTCTGCTAGTTTCCTACTGAGATCGATATAGTCAACACTGTCGGTGTTGGTTGCGAACCAAATAAAACCTTTATCGGCCATTTACAAACTCCTTGTCCAATAGATGCACATCGATTCCCTGCAGGTAACCTACCCTTTTGTCATATCTGAACATCAGTCCAGAATCATCTATGTCCAACACGTCGTACTCGTGCGGCAACATAAACATAGGCGCAGGTATAAAATTTTCCACAGGGATCATTCCATTCATCTGATGCAGGGCCACCGCGAAAGCAAAGTCGTTCCTGTAATTCCTATGTCTGATCCTGTACAAATTTCTGTAGTGTTCATAATTTTGTTGTATGTGTTTGACAAGTGCGAAAATCCTCTCCGTGCGTTCACACTTCCTAAAAATAATCACCGTAGCCCAAACTATAGGCAGTACCGATTCATTGGTACCCAATATTACATTTTTTCCTGTGATATCCAGAACTTTGTCGTGTACCAGAAAATCATAGTCGGTATCCAGATACTTGAGGAGATTATCACTGAAACAAAAATAATCTATGTCCATGAGGATAGTTTGGTCATAAGGACTATGGGATAACGCATTCACCCTTTCAAGGTTGTGCCATGAAATATTTTTTCCACGATAATATCTTGTGTTGCCTTTTCTATTTTCGATAATCCTAAATCCAACATCAAGATGTTTAACAAAATTGTGCGTTTCACTATTTGTTACCACAGTTATGGGTAACTTTAGAAAAGTTTCAATTTGTCTCACACATTTGATAAGGAATCTATGATATTTCACCTCGTCGGTGTCAAAGCAATACAACAACACACCCTTGGTCATCTATCTTCTCTTCAGTTGTTCAAGAAGTTTACGGTATGCGTTGAGACTTTCTTGATTTTTTTGTATTAAAATTTCAAGGAAATTGTCAGGATTTTCTATTTGGCAGGGATTTTGGTTCGTGTCAAGTATTGTAAAGGTCTCGGAATATGATTTAAGTGTGCTGACTAGATTGATAGTTTCTGCATCCGCTTTGAATAGTTTTCCATTGTAGGCAAATATCTGGTTTGCTCTGCATTTTTCCAACGCATTTTTCTTGGTCAGCGCCAGATCATGAGCGAGGTCAGAATACTCTTTAATTTTGCCAATATCCATAACAGTATTATAACACTAATTATGGATTTTCTCAACCTGTGGAAAAATTAATCTGCGTTGTTAGTTGTGTTGGAAACTGAAGCAACCACAACATTTGTATATACTGTTGAAAGTCCTTCTGCTGTTGTTGGATCCACTGTATGGAAAGCAAAATCAGTTGGGCCGATTGCCTCTTCCTCTACCGCAATACCATCAACGTTGTTGGATGTGTAGTCAGCAGTGACGCCATCGTTCTGTAGTGCAGAACATTTTACCGTTACGACTTCACCGTTGTTGTTCCTGCCATCTGCGTGAGCAGTTGACACTTTCGCCTCTATCTTGATAGCGATGTTTCCTGAATATGTTCCTGAGTCTTCAGTCAGTTCTAAAAGTGTTGTGTAACTAGTACCCAAATCGTAATAGCCATTTGCCAGACCGTTTGTTGTAACAGTTTCACCAGACCCTGATCTTGTTGACACTTTTGAACCAATGTCGAAATTTCCCAAGGCACTGATCAAAGCACTCATTGATGTGTCTTTGGCTGTGCTGTTTGTTGCCGTGTTTGTTAATTTGATTCTAAGTTTACCACCTGCGTTGAAGAACCATCTTGCTTCATCTCCACCATCAAATGTGTAACTTGCCTCGACAACGTGTGATGTATCGAACGGTCCTGTTGCCGCTAATGAAAGATCTTCAGAACCTTCAGACACTGCTGTGGCGCTTGTAGATCCACCACCCACTGATGTGGACAATGTGGCTAGATCGGTTGCCAGTGCCGCAATGGCCTGTACCGTGTCGCCCGCTGATCTCTGTGCTGTTGAAGTTAAACTGTCGTTTGTGTGATTGGCAGTGTTGTCCATTGCCGTGAATAATGAATTCCATTGTGACGCAGTGATCGAGTCGCCGGCTGTGACTGTGGCTACCGCAGTTTGTCCTAGTCCCTGGTCACCATCACCAGTTCCGATAATATGGTTGATGCCATATGGTGAACTTGAACTGTTCACAAAATTGTTGTATTCGTCATCTAGTATTGTGTCACCTGCTGTATATGCCATAAATTTATTTAACTCCTATCACGCATTCGTGTAATTCTGTTTGTTGTGTGTATTTAGCCTTGAGCAACCTTCCTAGGGTGTTAAAAGCGGTACATTCCTCAAGATTTGCCACCATGGCTTCGCCATTTCCGGCGCTTACTAAACGGTCACCTGCTTTGCCCGTGCCTTTGATTTTGACCCTTACACGCCCTTTGAGTGCTATCATTGGATGTGAGTCATCATTTCCGGCGTCTTTGTTCATCAAAAATGCCGGTGCTTCGGACACCACGCCAAACACAGCGTCGTCTAATGCTTTGACGCATTTAGTAATTTCTTTATCACCGCCCAATATGACAACATCTCCCGCTTCAAGTGGCGTGTCAGTTTCGTATCTTTCTGCTAGGTCGGCATATTGTGCCGCTGTCGATGTTGCGTGAACTATGTTTGCTCTAATGTCCACCAATGTAGCGGCGGATAATTCGTCATCACCACCACCTGATTTAAATGCTGTCCAGGCACCACCGGCGTTGCCGTAGATTGTGGTTCCGTCGTCTGCGAATGTTTCATCCCATACCCAGTATAGATCCTGTTCAGTGGCAGATGACGTCCTACCTCTGTTTACTTTCATACCCGTGTAATTTGGCATTCCAGCCGCTGTTGAAATATTTCTGTTCAGTTCAATTATGTTATCTTCTATGGAAAGGTTTGAAGTGTTGACAGTTGTTGTTGTTCCCTGTACTTCTAGATTGCCTTTCACTTTGACTGTGCCGGTACCTGTGGGGTCTATTATTATGTCTCCACCACTGTTGATGTTTTGTAATGTGACGTCACTACCGCTTACGGTAATAGTGAAATCTGAACCAGCACCCACAGTCAATCCGGAGTCGTTCAATACTCCCAAACTACCTGTAGTGGTATCATTGGCATTTGACACCAAGAAACTGGCACTGCTGTTTCCACCAAGTGCATCTGAATCGGTTGATGTGCCTGTCAACTTGTTGGACGCCACCGCCGTTGATAAATTGATACCTTGACTTATCGTGGCAAATCCTGAAATTGCTGTACCTGGAGTGAATGCCTCTCCACTTACGATTGCCACCACCGTGTCGTTGGTTACAAATTTAAGTATGGATTTATTGACTCCAACATTGTCTGCGATTGTTTCGCTGACCACTTGTGTCACTCCCGAACCTGCCACTGTGGTTGGTCCTATCAGTGTCCATGCAGTTCCGTTGTAGACGTACAACTGGTTGTTGGTTGTGTCGAACCATGTGTCACCTGTGTTGGCATTTGTCGGGGACGTTGATGAATTAGTGCTGGAACCTACCGGTTTCCATTTTGATCCATTCCATACGTTGATTTGATTGGATAATGAATCATACCACAACTGGCCTTTTTGTTTGTTTTGTGGTGACGAAGTGTTTGCGAAGTTTTCTAGTAATTTTACTAGGTTTTCATTAAGCCTTTCTCCAAAGCCGGCGTATCCTTTACCAAAAAGTGTAAGGTCTGTAGTGGTCGTGTCGATCGTGCCATCGGCCAAAGTGACCAGTGTTGTTCCAAAAGTGTTGTTAATGGTATACGCCATAATATTAGTTTGGTGCGTTATCTCTAACGTGCACCAAGAAACTTACATCTCCAAGTAATTTTATCAAAATTTCTGCTCTCTCAGGAGTCAACATTTCATCCAATTCGGCAATCTCTTCCGAAGATAAAACAGATTGATAATTGGCATTTATGTAATCTGCCACGTTTTGTTTAGTTGTTGCCATTCTTGCTCCTTTTTTACTATTTAATTGATGTCGGGATCATAAATCTCCAACCATTTTCCAAATCTTTGTTCTACAAACGGTCTTACTATCACACCCACAGTCCAACAGAAACTTTCACCAATCAATCTTGTGAAAATTCCCAAAATATCTCTCTTTTTCTTGACTCCCATGGCATATGCCAACTCGTTTGCTCTTGCTTGGGCCAATGCCCTTATAACTCTTATGACTAATTTACCAAATTTGCTGTTGTTTTTATCGGCTTTGGTCATGTAATTGACCAACGGCACTGCCCAGAACCAATATCCTATTTTGGTATTTCTTGAAATGTATTTCACACTGTACTCTGTGTCAACCCGCAGATCTTCTGCTGAGAACATTCCTTTGTTCTGTAACCAAGTACAGATCACACGTCCGCCACCACCACCGCCGCCACCTGATCCTGGTGTGCCCGAACTAGATCCGCCCGAAGAATCTCCAAACCCGGCCGCTGTTGATGTGAACGTTACTCCTGAATTGAACAATGCTTTCCATACTCCGCCGACCTTATAGTAGGCCGCTGTAATATTTTTCCATGCTCCGCTAACTTTGTATTTGATTGTGTTAATATTTTTCCAATCTCCTGAAACTTTATATTTTGCCTGTACACTGATGTTCAAAACAATTACCGCTTTTCCGTTACCGCCTGTGCTTCCAGCACTGCCACCCACCGCAATTCCTGATGAATAGAAACCAGATCCTGTTCCTGATGGTGTTGTTCCTGAACCTGCGGCTCCTGTTCCGCCTAATGGTACAAGGTTAGAACCCGAATATCCTCCAGTACCTCCATTATCTCCTGAACCACCGTTACCGCCACGGCCTCCGTCATCACCGCCACCACCGGCACCACCACCTCCACCGTCACCGGTATGATTGGCTCCGTTCTCTCCCAGTGTACCTGGAGAATTTGATGTTGCTGAATTGCTATTGATTCCGGCACTACCTGCTGAGTCACGACCGTCACCTGCACCACCGCCACCGCCCGCGGCAATGGCTATTTCGCCACCATTGATAGTGACAACAGTGGCTCCTCCGCCACCGCCTCCAGAACCTGATGATCCTCGAGGACCAGATGTTCCACCTGCTCCGCCTGAATAACCTGTTAAACTTTTTCCGTTGCCTCCACCTGGTGCTGATCCTCCACCGGTACCTCCTGCTCCACCGCCGCCCACAGCGACTTTTAAAATTTTGCCTATATGAGAAGTCATGTCTATGCTGGTTGCTGTGACATATCCTCCAGAAGCACCGACACGACCAGGACCCCCTTGGTCACCACCGCCACCGCCTCCGGCGCCACCCCAAAGGTGTACGTCCATAGAAGTAGTTCCTGGCGGAATTGTTAATACTTGAGTAGTACCTGTGTACGTGAAAGTTTTTGTAATGGTAGGCATTGGTTACGCCTCCCTAACGAACCAAAAGTCCCCATCGCTTCCGTCCCCAGATGTTGGTTCTGAAGTGGAAACGGTCTTAGCAGATGAGCCCCATTTTGGTTGCTCACTGTTGATTAAGTTTACTACTGCGCCTGTTGTTGGTAAGTCTGTAACAGTAGTATTTGATGTTGTAATACTGCCAACAGCCGGTAAGGTGAAATATGTTGCGGTAACTCTTCCATTTGAATCTGTTTTCAAAACTTTTTCTTTGTTAGAATCTCCGTCTGTTGTGGCATCCGACAAAGTTATGATTTGGGAGTATACTCCGTTTTCTCCTGCTACCCAATCGTTCTCTGATACGTCATAAAACAATCTAGCATCATCTGTGTCTGTAGTTTCAACAATGATTCCAGCGTCTGCTTCCGAATTTCCTGAATTCAATTTAATGAAAGCATTTTCGATAAGATTGATTGCCGATGATAATTGTGTGTATTCTCCTGTTACACTCAAATTACCTGTAATTTTTACGTTACCTGTCACTTCTAATGGCACTGTAGGACTTGCTGTGAATATACCAATTCTAGAATTTGCCGCATCAATTTTGATAGGTGTCACTGTTGATCCACCATCATTGACCGTGAAACTCAAATCTTTGTCTTGTCTAGTTTGTGCTATCGTGATATCTCCAGAACTTGCCGTAATTGTTAGTTCTTGTTCGTCACCTATTATTACACCAGCATCTGCGTCAACAGTGATCGCTCCCACTGTGGTCTGGGCAGTGTCTTTCCTCATGAAATTACCGCCTGCTATCACACTGGCACTGGTGTTTGACGTGCCAGAGATGTTTACGTTAGATGTTGTAGTTGTTGAACCACTGAATGTGGCACCTAGTGTTGAATTAAGATTGAAACCAGCACCTATTGTGCTGAAACCTGTGATTGCCACTTGAGGAGTAAAAGATTCTTTAGATAGGATCGCTGTCCTTGTGTTGGCCACATACATTGATGAAATAACTTTGGCATTACCGCCCGAGTCATTTATGGATTCTATTTTCCAACCTGAGAGTGTTTGGCCTTTTGTGTAGACCGGACCCACTAACACCCAGGCAGAGCCTGTGTAAATGTATACCTGATCGTCATCTGTGTCGTGCCATATGTCACCGGCACTAGGTGATGTTGGTTGTGCTGACTGAGATTTAGCACCTCCGGTTGGTTTGAAACTTGTGCCATCGTATACCTTCAACTGAAGAGTCGAGGTGTCGAACCATAATTCTCCATCCAACGGAGCAGTAGGTGCCGAACTTGATGCTGAATTTTCTAGTAACTTGACGAGGTTTTCGTTTAGGCCTTCACCAAATCCCGAATATGATTTTCCGAACAACTGTAAAGAAGTGGTGTTATCCACTGTACCATCAGTGATTGTGGTGATTGCTGTGCCTCTTGTGTTGTTAATTACGTACGCCATATACCTATATTTAGTGTTTTCCTACAGATACGAAGATCACGCCCTGACCCGCAGATTTGTGGTTTTCCATAGCCTTGCCAATAATAGATCCAAGTTTTGGTTCTATTGCCTTTTTGGCGTGGCCCGCATTGTTGCCACTGGTTGTTAATAAATCTCCTTTTTCGATCATACCTTCCACTTTACAAGGCACTTTTCCCACAAGTGCGACAGCAACACCTTCTGACTTATCATTCATTAGGTAGGCTGGATTTGTGGAAACGATCCCCGCCACTCTTGTATCATTTGCGAAGTTGGATATCATGATTTCTTTTGGTCCTCCGAATATCACAACAGTGCCGGGCTGATAAGGATAATCAGATTTATAAATCTCTGCCAAGTCAGCGTACTGTGCCGATGTTGCCTTGGCGTAGACAGTGTTGTAACCCAATAAACTTGTTCCTATATCATACGTGGCGTCTGCCGCTGGTTTGATATCTTTTGATGTCAATGTGCTGTTCATCGACAATGTGTTCAAAGTGCTGGCTCCTGTGGTATCTGTTACTGCACCCGACAATGGTCCTGAAAATGCCGTTGCTCTTACTGTACCCGAGACATCAACTTTTGTGGCAGGACTTGTGGTACCAATACCAATTCTTGACGAGGCTCCGTCCAGTGTCATCACAGTGGTCGTCGTGCCACCGTCGTTTACTTTGAATGTAATATCACCGTCACTGATAACGTTTTGTATCACCACTCCCGAACCGTCCACAGTGACCTTTAGATCATTGTCCGCACCAACTGTTAGACCAGAGTCGTTTACAATACCTAAAGTACCAGTGGTGGTATCATTTGCATTAGATCTTAGATAGTTTGCCGCGGCGACACCACCTAACTTGTCCGAGTCAGTGGCTGTTCCGGCAAATTTCAAATCTGCTATTGCCGTAGAAAGTGTAATTCCTTTTGTGATGGAAGCAAATCCAGATATGGCAGATTTTGGTGTGAATGAATCTTCAGAAATTATTGCTATTAAATTTCCATCATTGTACCATTTTGTTATATTTTGATCTGCGTCTGTGGAATCCTTGATAGTTTCGTATATAAATCCGTTGTTTGTTCCTGTGGATGCCGGTGGGCCCACTAATATATTATTTGTTCCGTTGTAAAAATATAATTGTCCAGTGTCTGAATCGATCCAAATATCTCCAGCCTGTTGATTGGACGGAGCCGTAGACTGATACCTAGCACCTCCCAATGGATTGAATGTTGAACCGTTGTATACCTTGATCCTGTTATCTGCCGAGTCATACCATAACTGTCCGATAATTGGTTTGCTAGGTGCTGATGTGTTGGCAAAGTTTTCTAAGAGATGCAGAAAGTTTTCGGCAATTACTTCTCCATATCCTGCATAACCTTTACCCACAAGGCTTAGATCGGTTTGTGTGTTGATCACATTGTCTTGTACCGTGTACTGGTTTGGTGATGCCGATGAGTTTGTTTTGTTTACTGTGTATGCCATCTAGTCTATTCCGTAAATGTTGTCAAACTTTGTATTCTTATTGTGTAATCTATCTGTATCAATCTGTTCAATGATTTCTGCACCGGATGGAATATCACGTGTGTCAACAATTTGTTTGTTGTGCCATTTTCCGTTCCTTCCCAACTCTTCAAACCCAGTTCGTCAAATACATAGTCGCCATTGAAATTTGTCGTGTTATCAAATGCCGCTTGTCCTGTTGGTTCTCCATAATCCAAAGTACAGGTTACAACAATGTCTGTATATTTGTTGCCGGCTGTGTGCCTCACTTCCATTTTGTTACGTGAGGTATCTTTATTTGTTGCCGAGTTATCATCAATTACTTTGTAATATGATTGATTATATAAAGTTGCGTTTGTTCCTGTAGAGTTTGGTGTGAGGTATGTTATTATACCTGTGGGATCAACAGTTGTGCCTCCATTTCCAAAAGCCATTTCGTGAATAAATCCTGTTGATTTATTGGCCAGGCTGTTTGCTAACGCTGTACTCATGTTTTCGTAATGAATAGCGTTCCTTTTATCTACCAGTACCTCTCCCGACTCAGGATCCCAAATTTTAATGTGTCCCTGCATCATGACTCCGTTTTCTTCTCTCATCGAATCTTTTGAATCTTTTTGTTTTTCGTTGTTATCTGACTTTTCTTGCATCTCGTTGTATTTATTCAGGTGCATTTGTTGGTTCTCCTGCTATGAATCTGGCTTGGTAGGTATTGGCTTTTTGTAGTCCTTTACCATTTGCGGCAGTGGAAACACCAGCATCATACCAAACTGATCCTGTTTTTTGTATTATTTTTATTTGTACTCCCGAAGCAGGAGGTGTTATCAATGTTACATTTGCTGTGGATCCATCAACTATGTAGTTTACTGTGCTACCGTCCTCGCTTGTGAGCAACAATCGTTGGCCACCAATGAATATGTCTAACTCACTAGCGGAAGACGGAGCCGTAGTTGTGGCAAATGAAACTGTACTACCATCACCTGTATATGTTTTAGATGATATCGTATCAGCATAAGGCACCGTTTGTTGTCCAGATGCGTCTACCACGTCTGCGCCACTGGCGTGTACCTTAATTCCTGTTCCCAATGTACCACGTCTCAGTTGTCCAAGAGTGTTACCTGTTTTTGAGAAATATTCTATTCTTTCTTTGTCGACAAAAATTACGCCAGGCATATTTGCGGAAACATTTGGTTGTCCTAGTATTGTTCCGTCCTCCACCGTGATCGTGGTGCTGTCAACAAGAAGATCTTGTGTCAATTTTGTTGTGTGTGTTTTGCTAATTCTTTTATAGAATGTCCTGTTCAACATATCTTTGAATATCCTGAATCCTGTGGCACCCGTGTTGCTCTCGATAGCGAAATACATCACATCCAATCTATCAGATGTCGTTATGGTCTTGCCAAAAATTGTTATCTTGTTGTTTTCAATAGTGTAATCATTATTGGCAACTAAAAGTTCTTGATTCAGTGCCACGTATGTGTAATCACTGTTGAACGGATCTGCTGAAAGATAAAATTCTCCATTTGTTCTGCCTTCGAGCACCTCTCGCCTTTGCCTCATTCCAAAAGCATTATTGAATGTGGTGACCACAAACTTGTCTCCCTGACTCAATGAGATAGAGTCCGATGAAATTTGTGAGGTATCTATGACTAGATCGGATCCTGTGACTGTGTAGTGCTTGTCAACTTTTGTTGCTATAACAATAATGTCGCCAGATGCTGGCGCCAAAACAAAACTCACATTTTGCTGTGCGATATCAACAGTGTAATCTGTGTTGAGTAATTGTTTGCTTCCATTTTTATAAACTTCTATCTGGCTATTTGAAGTTATTGTCTTGGCAGGATCCACTGTACTGCCATCACTTAACATAGTAGACACTCCGTAGGTGAATGTTGCTGTACTGCCATCACCTGAATAATAGGTGTTATCTGGACCTCTCAATAACGAACCGTTCAGTTCTACCAATGTAAGGCCTGCGTATGGACCAATAGCGCCGGCAGGATACGTCAAAGGATAAGTCAATGTAGAACCGTCATACTCAATTTCTTGTGTTCTAACTTCCGCGTATGCTCTGCTTGTTGAATCTTGATTGAAGCCTGCTACCTGTATACTGTCACCTGAAGCAGGTGCTGATGTAAAAGACACAGTAATTTTTTTGTTCGATTCTGATGTTGTGTAGTCAGTACTAACTGTTTGAGGTACTCCATTTTTTGTAACATACAGAGTAGGTAATGCACTGTCTAATTGATATGTGTCTCGAGATGCTGTTTCAAAATCAGTTGTTGATCCATCACCTGTAAATTCATTTAACACAACATAATTTGATCCTGATACAGCAAAACTTCTAACGTTGATCACAGCACCAGTCACCGGAGTGGTTGTTAATGTTATTGTTTCATTTTCAACATCTACAGTAAAATCAGTGTTCAATGTTTGAATTGTATTGTTCACTGTTACAAAAACACCCGCTGATGTTCCGGGTTTTTGTCCAATGCTAAATGTAATAGTGCTGTCATCACCAAAATAAGTTTTATTGACTATGAACGGCACACCCGAAAGAGGTGTTGTATAAACTTTTATGTCCAGAGTATCAAATATTGAACCAGGAACGTTCTCTTCTGGAGCAAAACTTGTTTCTGGCGTGACGAAGGCATCGCCTTCTACAATTATGTCCGATGGACTTTGACCTAACACACTGCTGAAAAGACCTCCAGATAATTGAGTGTCAAGAGTCCTGTCATCTGTTGGTGTCAATACTTTATCATCATCAAATGGAATGAATTCGACTTTAACACCATTGCCTGGTGCAGAACTCAATGTAAATGAAGTTGTTGTTCCGTCACCTCTGAAAACTTCGCTGGTCTGTCTTGTTCCATCAAAGTACACTGTGTAAACTTCTGTGGTTGCTGGTGCGGTGTCAAAACTGAATGTTACTGTTGATCCATCGCCGTAGAATGTTTTGCTTCTGCTGGTTCCATAATTGTCCCATGGGTTTTCATACCAGTTCGATTTATCCCACCCTTGGTCATTAGTGAAGTCTAGTCCAGTGACCATCACTCCGCCATAATCTATTCCTTTCATCAACTGTGAAAGTTCGTTGCCTGGCATTTCTGTTGTTGGTGTGTAAAGTCCTAGTGTTCTTTCAGTTGCCGTGATATAACTTTCGTCACCACGTAATTTCTGCACACTTCCTTCGTTATCGTCGAAGTCCGTGGTTGAGGTGAATCTGTTCGTGGCACGGTAAAGTTCGTTGTTGAATCTAATCAATGTTCCATACTCGTAAACCGTATCGCTTGTCCAGTCAAGGACCGTGGCAGTTTTGCTGATCCTATCAAATTTGATTGTTGTCTGTATGTCTCTGACCTTGGCATTTCCTAATCTTACAGATGCCTTGGCCTGGTTTGTTGGTGTGCTTCCGCCACTCTCGCCGCCTGTTATCAACACAGTTGGTGTGCTGGTATATCCCGATCCCGCATTGGTCACCGAAATACTTTTGACACTGCCATCACTGACTACTGCTGTTGCTGTGGCTCCTGATCCACCTCCACCGGTTATTGTCACAGTCGGAGTCTGTGTGTAACCAGATCCGGCATTTGTAATAACTACCGATTGAACAAATCTTTTATAGTTGTCATTCCAGAACTTCCAAGGATACTGTGTAATTCTTGTAGCGTCTGCTGGTCCATCTGGATCAATACTTCTAATCTTTCCTTCGTTTGTGTCATAGAAAGCAGGATTATCAAAATCTGTGTTTATTGAATCTTGTGTATCAAGAGATGTGTATCCAAGATTATACTCTCTTACTTTAGTGTGGAAAGGTTTAACCTCATTGATGTAACTCTCAACATATGAATCTGTGCCCACAGTGTATGTTTTACGCTGATCCAAAGATCTAAAAGAGTTACGGACATTGATAAAACTAGATTTGAATAGCCAATCAACATAGTTCGATTGTTCTAAAACCTCCCTCAGAGATATGAAGAAAATGTTGTTGTATTCAATTTTCAGGTCTCCGACAAATATGTCATCTCTCAGTGCCTTCAACACATTCCTTGTTTCTATAGATGGTTCTGCGTCAAAGAAATTTTCATCAAACGTGTCGTCTCCGGCGTATCCAGTGTTAAGAACGGAATAGTCATACAGACTTGCTTCTAACTGTATCGTTCCGTTTTCTGTTCCTACGTTCTCCCAACCTTGATTGGTCTTCATGTACAACTTCCAGCCACCAGTATCTGCATTGGTCACTTTGGCGTGTTTACCTACTTCCAAATCTAGTTCATCTAGCTCATATTCGTACTTGACCTGCTTGTCTATAAATGTGTTTTCGTCGTGTGTCATCGAACCGTCGACTTTGTACCAGTCAACTAGTTTATAGTAGGTATCTGTTTTGTATGTTTGAACTCTGGTACGACTAAATGATGTTCCGTCCCATCTATAGATTGCCCAATACCCGTTTGAATTTTCATCTGCACTAACCAAGAAGTCAACGGTTCCACTGATGTCTCTGGTGTCTTTGTAAGTTAGATCAGCATATGTGTCAACTTTTTCGTCCCATAGTCCCGATTGTGCTGTGGGCTCTGGTTCTTTGCTGTCAAGATTGGTGTAAGAAATACTGTTTGCTATCTGATTTTTCTTCAACACAGAATTGGTATATGTTATGATCTCTTTGAGAGGTCTGAACCTATCAACGTACCAACTCTGCCTTGGTCTCAAATTGTTTCCGTAACGTTGGTTTACCGGAAGGTCGATGTCAGGCACACTGTCTCCCGCTTCGTTCTTGCCTACCAGGCTGTTCCACCATCTAGTTTCTATTTCTAGATTAGGCCTGTCGTCCTTGTTGCCTTCCTGCACTATCTTCCAGACAGCATTTGATTCTGCCTCACTCAAATTTTCTTTGTAATCTATGTTCAAGATAATATTATCATTGAACAAGATGTTTTTTACATTGAATGTCAGCAATTTGTTGGTGTCTGTGATAGCATAAAACTTTTTGCCTGAAGTTAACGGGTCTCTTATAATGTTGCTTACAAAAGAAGTTGTGTTCTTCCTGACCACTGATGATTTATTTGGATCCGGTAGATTGACACTGTTCTTGACCCAAAAATAATAATAATTGACCAATGTGTCAATTTTAGAATCATATTTTTGTTTTATACTGTACACAGTGTCATCTGAATTCAGAGGCTGACCTGATATGTTCTGTGCCAATCCTTGAGGTGTGTCTGCCAATATGGCCCATTGCGAAGGCAGTATAGTTGATTCTGTCCATTCGTACACATCTATTTGCGACCCAGGAAAAATTTTACCCCAGTTCTTGGTCCTATATTCTTGGGAGCCTTGCTCATACCATAACCATTTTACTGTAGATAGGTCCCACCACACTTCACCGATGTGATCGTCTGTCCATGATATCGAATCATTGACATTATTGGTTTCACCTCCCACATTGTACACAGCAGGATCCCATTCGGACTTAACATTTATTTCTCTATCTGCTATTCCCAATATGTTTCCTTTCACAGGATCATACAAATCCAAGTAATCTATAATTTGGCTTTTGGCTTTGTCGAAAACGAATGCCGATGTTAATTTCCTGTCGTCGATTAAATTTTGTTCAGTTACTATAGGTTTCCAGGCATAGACTCCTAGTTCGTTAAGATCAAAACTAGACACCGTTCCGTCGTTGCTTACTCCACTGTCGCTATCGTCTGACGGTGATCCGGCGAACACACATCCGTCTATGGCAAAAACAGATTTTCCAAATTCATCATTTGCTGTGACCTTTGCTGTGACCAACTTGTCATCTATCACATAGTCTGTGTCATACATCGTGGCTGTGAACACACCGCCCGATTCTTTGTTGATGTCAACAATGTGAGTGTCTTGTAAGTCGAAAGTGGTCGCACCGTTGTCAAATTTCATGTTTCTTTTTGTATTGAATTTACTAGCGCCAATTATAATCCTACTGCTGTCAGGAGTGATATCGATTGACGTTCCGAATTTCATGTTAGTCTGTGTTTCGGGAGCATTCAGGGTCTGTTGTAATGTATATGTGTTCGTAGAACCATCGGCGTTCCATTTGTAATAGTAAACAACACCCGCATCGTCTTGTAGATCGTTGTCAAAACCAGGAGCAGTTATCAAAAGTTTGGTTCCGTCTCTGCTCATGGCAAGGTCAAAACCGAACTGATTGTTCTGACTGCTACCGTCCGAACTTACCGCTGTCAATGTTTGCCTATGTGTCCAGGTGTTCTGTGTGCTACCATCATTGCTCGTGCCACCTCTTGTGAAAATTTCTACCTTGCCGGCTGTGCCAGACGAAACCGATGCTACTGCTAAGATATCACCATTATCATTCACTGCGATCTTGTTTCCAAAACGTTTGCCAGAACCTGGATCGTTACTTGTTATAGTAACATCCTGAGTCCAGGTATCATATGTTGAACCATCATTTCCTGTACCCCACGTGTACATATAAACTGCACCTGAATCTGAAGTCTTGCCCGGAGCACTCACAAAAAGGTATTTCTGTTGTGTGGAACGGGTGCTGTTGGCTCCCGGTTCTGCCATGGCAATGTCCCAACCAAAATTCTGTCCTGTTTCATCCGAAGGCGGTGTTATAGTGTTAAGTTGTGCGTAATTCTTTGCTGTGGTGTTCCACAGATAAGTTTTGACCAGACCCGAGTCGGAGAACCTTGTGCTTCCGTCTAGACCAATAGTGTTTGTATATGGCGCTCCTGCCATAATGAAGTTTTCATCTGTGCTTATCCTTAAACTCTCACCCAGTCTGCTGGTGTTATCGTTGTTGTCTGTCATGGTCAGAGACGATTGTATCTGAAAAGCGTCACCGGGAATATTGTCTCTCCTAAATAAGAAATGAATTGTTCCTTGTCCTGTATTAGGTGCACTGATTGCCATAAATCTTCCATCATTTCTTGCCACAACTTTGTATCCAAATTCTTGGTCATTTGTTGTCGAAGGACTTTCGATTACTTTTAATGTATATGGATCACACTTTTCATATATCGACCATTTGCTGTTGCCGTTATTGTCTACAAAAACTCTGTCACCGTTTACTGAGTTCAAATCGTCTTTGTCTTGGTATTCGCTATAGCTCAACAAAGAGTTCACGTTGTTCATTGACGACAACCTTACTGAAACAAATTTGTACACATTGCCATATGAGTCCAAAGTCGATCCGTCTGCCAGCGTGCCAAATGTTTGTATTCCTGTTTCTTCAAAATCAAAAACAATATTTTTATGGTCTGGAACCGAAGTTATTTTGTATACTCCGTTAAGTTCTGTGAACTGACTGTTACTGATCAGTACAAAATCGTTTTTGCTGAAGCCATGGCTGTCACTGAAGGTCAATCTCAATTCGGTCTGATTATTCAAAGGTTGTATAGAAATAATGTTGACGCCTGTGTTTGTGATTCGTTGCACGTCCCAATCTGTGTTTTCTTTTTTAGCAATCCATATTAGATCGTTGTTTGATATTCTATTGACATCTAAATTCAACAAGTCATTGATATTGAATGCTGTGTGCTGTACATCTTCCTGTCTGGCATATCCGGCAGTTTTATATTTTTGAACAACATCGCTGTCAAACCCTTCTTTGGTATAATCGTATTGAGCAAAGGTTGTTCCTGCTGTGTAATCTATTGGTTTTTGATAAAAATTTTCTTTCAATACAACAGCAGATCTGGCAAAATTTTTACTTTCCGTATCCGAATCTAAAAGTTCGATTGATTGAGTGTTGTAAAGGAATTTGTTGTCATCCATTTCAAACTGTATTGATTTTTTATTATCAACATTTCCTATTTCGCCGGTCTTGATCATCCATTCAGGATAGATGTCTAAACTGATATTTTCGCCATTGAACTGTGCTTTGACCAATTTGTCTATGGCATTAAGAGTTCCTTTTTCTCTTATAAAGCCTTGATAAAATTTATATTGCGTAACATCATTGACAAAAAGGTTTTCTAAATAATCTCGAGATTGATAGCCTATCAAATGTTGGGCGAGTGTTTGTTGTGACTCATCAAAATTGTTTGTTTCCAAATTATAGAAATCGTTGAACTGCGAAATTTTGTAGTCGAAATTTGGTATCAACTGAGCATTTGGTTTCTCTTTTTTGATTTGCCAATTTTCGTTCTCGAAACTGTCTCTACTGTTGTGGTTAACTTTTGCTACATAGAAATTATTTTGGTACTCTACTGTGTCTCCAATATTGTAATCTTTGTTGTTTGTCCATAAATTTACTTTCGCCTCATCAAAAACAAATCCCGGAGAATAATAATCACCGTTCCAGTCTCCGGTCTTCCATCCTACCAATTTCAATCTCTGCTGTCTGAAACCCGTGGCAGGATCGTATATGATATCACTGAACACAGTTTTATTGTCAAAAAGTATTAGGTGTTCTTTCTGCACAGCATTCATTACAATATTGAATATGCCTTGTTCAACGTTGGTTGATTTTATCTCGAAATTTGTTCCTACTCGTTTAGTGCTGATATCTTTTGTTGATAGATTCCTTCCTTGCGAATCAAGGACTGTGTACTCGCCTACTAAATTATTCAACTTGTTGACCACAGAATTTTTTGTGGTAACACTAAAACCATCTGCTCCAGCGGACATTGTAATAGCCGAACCTGCCGCCCACCCCTGTGTGGTCCAGTATAAAAATTCTCTAGCGGATGTTTTCCATTCATTTACTTCTTTCAATTCTCTGCTATATGACTCAAACGCAAATCCTCGACTTTTCAAATATGCCTCATATCCAAGCAAGAAATCAACCACGTCCTGTTTGGTTTTCAAGACAGATCCGTAAGTTAGTTGCTTTGCGGTAGTATCAAAGGTGTTATAGAATATTGCCTCTGTACTTCCTATAACAAATTTTGTGCTGTTGCTGTTCTTGATGGGAGAAAAATATTGGAAATATGGTCTTAATTTATTGTAACCTATCACTTTGTATCCACCAACTAAAGTTGACCCATCGTCTGCAATATCAGTGTTCGCTTCGATCAAGACACCCGAATAATCAAATCTGTCAACAGGGTTCGAGGTTCTAAATATTATTTTGTAATTTTCGTCTGGCACGAACTGTGACCCACTAGTGGAAGCAGGAGACACCGAATCGGTCAAAATCTTTATATTTTCTTTGTCTGTGAATCCTCCTAGTTTGTAGGACAACTGGACATTCAAATTTTTCATTTTGTCGTAAAAGAAAACAGCAGGATCCAAATTATTTTTTATGAGATAGTTCACAACAAAAGGTTGATAACCCGCTGTCTGATATCTTGTTGTGATCCCCGTTACAGTATCGGTAACTGTTTCAAGGTGGTATCTGCTAGTGGATAATCTTTGTCTTATTCCTGTTCGAGAGTCTACTAGGTTTCCAGCGGTGTTAGTGCTCAGTGCTGAATTGTCCAAATACTGCCCAAAGAATTGTGCTGGTTTTGTAAGAGCCAACATCCTCATCACAGCAAAAGGATATTGAGCACTTCTCCTCCAGGCTGTCTCGCCCGGACCTTGGTCTCCAAATACCCAACTTTTCCTAATGCCTATAGCATCATATGATTGTAAAAGTTTTGCTTTTATAGGATTTAAAAGATTGCCGTTTTCGTCTACGGGAATGTAATTTGTCAAACCTTCACGTATATAACGTTCCTTGGTTGTTTGAGTATGCTTGTCAAACCCTGCCTCTAGATCTTGCCACATCACAGTATTTCCTGCAGAATATGGCGCCGGGCCGTAGTTTGTTTCCCACGAAGAAGGTTTTTCTGAATACCCTAACATCTCCCATGGATGAGTATGCGGCCTATCTGTGTCATAAAAATATTTAAAAATGCCTCTCCAATGTCCCGGAAGGAATTCATTTGCCAAAGAACTCTTTGCTGTAGAATAATTGTAAGTGAAAGGATCACCGTCAACAAAGTTCTGTTTCTGATATTGTACGGCATTTATTCCTGCCCAATTGTAAAAATCCAAGGCAAGAATACTATCGACTTCGTTGTTGCTGTATTCTGTTTCGGTAAAGGCGGATGGTTTGACATCGCTCTCATCTAACAGAGTCGGGTCGTGCTCTACTTTTATATTGTTGTAAATTCTTTTTTCAAATTCTAATAGCAAGTCGTCTCTGTAGTCACCATAGGCAATAGTCCTCGAACCGTCGTGACCGATGATCACATTCTTTGTGGTTGTGTAGGTGTTGTCGCTAACCAACTCAGGTTTGTATTTTGGATACATACCCATTTTTGTAGGAGTAGGTGGAACAAAACTTGCGGTTGTGTCTGCATAATCCTTTATCACTATCTTGTCACCCACAGCGAGCGTGGTCGTGATGTTTATGCTATCGTCGGTTGTGTCAAAAGTAAAGTCATGATCCCTGACCAACTGTGTGTCATTCAAGTAAACATACACTGCCCTGTTGGAAAGTGATGTCACATCAAACTGGCTGTCTATCGCATAATCCACTTCTGACGAATCCTGCACCGTGTACGTTCTAACAGATACGTTTTCGCCATACCCCATCATGTCTTCATAAAAGAATGGAAAGGTATTATTTTTATTTTCTTTAAGTTTTTCAATTATTTCATCTAGTCTTTGTGATATGGTTCCGTCATAATCGGTTCCAACCTGATAATTCAAAATACTTTCTTTGAATTTTTGATATGATGAACTACAATAATCCAAGGCACTGATAAAATTGCTAGGTGTATCTATCAAACTGAACAGAGCATTTGTCAAAGGTGACGAATGCTGAATAATTGTTCCACCCTTTAGTCTTACATCTGGCAAATCTCTTAGGTTGGTGTTTCCCGGAAACTCCGCGCCAACTATATCAATATTTTTCTCATGAATGTCATGCAGATGATTTAGTATCTGTCCGTATGTCAATTCATCAAGACTTGCGTTCAAAGGATTAGTAGAAAGGTTTTCGGGCACCTCGTATACACCCTTGCCTGATAATTTTTTTGAATTACTATGTGTCGTAATTTTTACTAGATTGCCAACCGCAAGTGCTTTAGTAAATTTAACATATTTGTTGACAGTTCCATCGACTAGTGTGTAGTCTGTGTTTAGATCTTTTCTTTGATGGTCGACATCAACACTGACTTCCAGGTCGGTCAATGTTTTGCTGTCTTTGTAAACGTCAATAGCAAAAAGTTGTTTTTCATCCGCTGTGACATCATATGTTCTTATCACCCGTTGTTTACTTTGTTCCGATCTTTTTATCCATCCATTTTTGCTGTTGTGAGTTGTCAGTCCTGTCGTATAGTGTAAGTGCCCGGATCCAAGAAATTTGCTTACAAACTGGTCACCACTTTTATATTTGAATGTACCTGATAGAAGATCAGATGTAAAAACAATATCACCCACATTCTGCACTGTGTTGTATTTTACCCTCAATCCCAACACTGTGTCTAATGGTGCCGAATCAGAAATTTTATATTCAAAAACCTTGGCTCCAATGAAATCACTGTTTGGATATGTTGTTGAATTATCAAACGAAATGTGAGAATTATCAAACATACCAAACAACGGTTGTTGATTCAGTTTTGTTTTTTCCTGTCCAGTGGCCCACTCGGTTGTAGCAGACTTGTAATAGAATGTTTTTCCTTGATTCACAGTACCAAATTCTACAAACACATTGTCACCATTTGTTGGTGTACCATCTGACTCTAAAGTAAGATTGATTACACTTGTGGAGTTGAATGTAACAAAATTCACTTTGTAAATTTTATTTTTATATTGGCTGTCTGGATCTGCTGTGAACAAAACTCGCATTCCGTCTGTGAGGGTGATGCCATCCACAATGTAACCTGTGTTGTTTACGATTGTAGACCCAACATCTGTTGTCACAGAATCAATAACTGTTACACTGTTCTTGGCAACTACTCCATGGTCATACAAAGAGAGTCCAGAATCAAATTCAATTATGGGTCTCTTGGCCCTGTTTTGTTCCAGAAGGTCCAGTTCCAGGCCGTTAATGGTCGCTGTGTCTTCTATCATTGCTCTATGGAACCATCGATTGTACCTGCTCCAGGCATTGCCGTCTATGCTATCTCTTTTGATAGTGATGTAATCAGGATCGGTTGGCCTATAAAATGCAATCGAATAAGGTCGAGAATCATAGGCGCTCTCGTCGTACAATGTTGTTGTCTCTTCTGCATAGGATTCTGGTGTTATCAATTTGGTCGTGTCGGTTAATGTAATTTTTTCTCCAACACCCTCGACATAAAATTCTTTGTTAGCGTAGGTTTCTGTGTCTAAGACATTGTTGCCAAATTTGATCTTCATTCCATTGGACAATGCTGTGCCGCCGCTGAAAGTATAATTTTTAAGATTTACTATCTGCTCTGCTACATCTATCTTGGTTGCATCATTGATATCCTTAATTTTTATGATGCCGTTCATGGCAGAATGAGAACCACACTGATAATGTAGTGTATCTGGAGCATTTTCCGGAACCACAAAAGTTAAAGTGCCTTTTTTTACCCCATTGTTTGTAACACCATTATCATACAGCACACTTGTTGAGCCATCGACAGCAATACCTGTCTTGAATGGTTCCGTCATGATGTAAAAAGGATGAGATGTGGTATCTTTGACAAATTTGTAAGTGTTTCCTCTGTAAAGTGTTATCTGGGGATTGTCGGTGTTGCCGTGTGTTCCAAATCTGTATGATGTCGAACCGTTGGCAGTGACATCTATCTCATAACTGATACCTGGTCCTATCGTTGACACAAGGATAGGATTTGGACCTTCTGGCAACCAATAGTATTCTCTATAATTGATCAACTTATCTAGGTCGACCGCAGAGTTCCAACTGTATACATCTTCTTTGGTCAATCTGTCATGGTTGTCAACTATACCGCCTAGGTATTCGATTTGATTGATAAAGTCATCATAAGTTGCTGTAAATTTTACTCTATCTTCAGGATTCACACTGCTTGTATCTTTGTCGATATACGTGACAGTAGGTTCTAATTGATAATTTTTCCTTAGTTCACTTGTGGCACTTACGTATTTGTCAGCACTTTGTCTTGTGTAAGCATATGGCCTTCCAATATAACCGTCTAACCTTTGTAGATTGCCTTTCTGGACCAAAGGATCAAGTGTGCTTGATAAAAATCGTTGGTTGGCATCTGTCCTGTAGTAGGCAGGTAGATGAGCCACTGTTCTTCTGTAGTTCCTACCCTCTTTGTCTGTGACTACTTCTAGATTTCTTGATGATTTGTTATCTTCCGCCATCTTTAGTATCCTGTACCACTACTGCCGGAACTGGAGTTGCTTCCAGAACCGTATGTTGTCGAGGTAACCGATGATACTGCCGATGATGATCTTGTTGTGTTTGTTATTGACGTGGTCGATGTTACAACTGTTCCAGAAGCCTCTAGTTGGTTGGCTCCTAGAGCATCTATGATTGTAACATCATCAACGGTGGCCCCACTGATGAAAATTTCGTCTGATGCTGAACTGATTTGGAACAGAGAACCAAATCCTTGTCCTGATTGATTAGGCACGATGACCACCGTGAGTAGGTCTGGTGCCAATTGATTGTGTATGTAAGCCGCAAGTTCCGTAAAATAGAAAGTGTCACCAAAGTTCCAATTTTCTAAGGCAAAAAATCTATTGATTGCCTGAATGACTTTTGTTTTGATTATTGCATTGCTTACATTTGTTTCGGGATTTTTGACAACCTTGAATGTTGACTGTAATTCTTCGTTGGCATTTGTGCCAAATAAGATTTTATATTTTACCGGACGGTATATAATTTGATCACTCAAACTTTTTACAGGATTAAGTTTGCTTCCATAACTTATTCTCAACTGATCACTTGTGCTTGGTGTAGGCCGTGTTCCACCTTCAGAAAGCCAATTTCTAAAATTGATATCATAAGTTCTTTCCAACATGAAAATATCTATCACGTTGCTTACACTTGGATCTATTCTCGATCCTTGCCCTGCATGATGCTTGTACTGGAAATCGATAGTAGATCTACCAGATCTGGCAATATAGTCTGTGGTTGTGTTTAAAGTTTGTGTGGACGAATCATATTTTTTGATCACGTCTTCGCTGGGATCTCTAAAATAAAAAAGTTGGCCATTTTCGTATGTTCCGGGTAAAGTTATATCTGACTCATTTGCTGTCACAATAAAATTAGTAGAAGCGTAAGGTCTGAATCTTTCTATGTTGTTGTAAGACAAATATTTTTCAAAGAACACATACTTTGTGTTGGGAGATGTTGTGGGTTCAACAATAATATCAAAAATTTCAGGATTATCTACAACGCCATCGTCGTCGCTATCGAAAAAGCCAACTTCAACTTTTCTATTGTCCTGGTAACCGTCTGCTTCTTGTATGGTGTTTACAACTTGCCAATATATAGGATACCCTACAGATGTTGAACTTGATAATATCAAATTATTTTTTAATATTTTTACAAAATCTTTTACTAATCTTCCAGTTTTATAATCATAGATTCTTTCATCTATATCGTAATGAAATTTGTTTTGACCTTCTGATTCGAAAATATATTTCAAAGATCTGTACTCAACTGTGTATGTATTTCCGTCATTTGTAAATTTAAACCACCAACTGGCGTCCAAACTAGTTTCGGAAGTGTCGCCCTCGTTGTCGAGACTGAAATCATCTGAGGTGTTCAAGTTGGATGATGTGATCACCTTCCATTCTGTGTTTTCTGAATCAAATCTCAAACCAAATGTCTCATACGCTTCTATTCTATTTTGTATGTCTTGCTTCAACGCTGTGGTGAATGTGTTAAGGAAAGGTGGTATGACCGCATTTGCCACGGCGTTTGCTGGAATAATATTCGCTAAAGTAACCGGACCAACCCCTGACTCTAGATTTCCAACTCCGCCATTTGCTCCGTCTGCCACTACCGAAGTAACTTTGGCCCATGACCTATCTTCTGCATTGTCTGTGCCACTGGTGACCAACTTGCCGTTTAAAAATTTTCTTGTATCTGGCGAAGTGAATTTCACCAAAGATCCAGGTTTTACATACTGCAGATTGCTTGTGCTGAATTCCCCAAGAACCAGAGGCCCGCCTGCATTAAAATAACCTGTGTTTGTATTTGTTCCGGTTGTTGTGCTTACCCAACTCGCAGTAAGGCTTGATAAATCTTTTGCATCATATTTCAAGTAATAGAATTGCCTCGAATACGCATTTTTTAATTTTGCCTCAACGCTGGTGTTTATTGTGTTGAGAATATCATTCCTGTTTGTGAAAGTAAAAGTAAAAGTAGGTGATGTTTCTTCTCTGTAAACTATGCCATCTTCAGCAATAGTGCTTACCTGAGAATATGCACCAGTTGGATCAATGATATCCTTGGCCCTGGAAATGCCAGATGCTGTTCTGTTCACTGATTTTATTTTCACTATTTCCTGGGATGCACCCAAAGGAACTATGTTGTAATCCTCTGCCGTAATCATTCTATTCTGTGAATAATAAACCTGAGGTGCCTTCTCCCTGATAGAATCGTTTGATTCTGTGGCCGATGAATTATACACTGATTGTTTCAGGCTGACACTTATTGTTGCCACCTGACTGCCACCATTTTTGTCAAGATACGGAAGATCTATTTGAACGTTTTGTATGTCTGTTGCCTGGATAGAATACTTTTCGTTGTCGCTAACTCTGTGGTACACCCTAAAAGCACCCGATGGCAAGTTAGCAAAATTGCCATCACCGAAGACCAAATCAACTGCGTCGTTATTTTTCGTAATGACATTGTAAACATCTCTTTCGCTTTTAGACAAACTGTTGTATATTGTGTTGTTTCCGGCAACGCTCGGAACCTTGGTCCATAATTTTGAAACCTGATTGAGGTTGTCAAGACTGTATAACCAAACATCTGTGTCATTGATGCCATTGACATTGATGTTCTGCACAAAATTTGTAATGCCTTGTTCGATAGAAAATTCGGTGTTTGTCAATCCTCCCTGTTTGAACAACACAAAGAAGCCTGTATTATTCGAACTGTCTCCTGCGCCATCTGTTCTGTATAGATAACTGAAACCATCACCCGGTAGAGGTGCCTTTTCATATATAGATTCGCTCGAAGATACAGTTGCGGGCACAACTTCGAAATTTCTAGTTACTCCGTTGACCGGTTTTATGAATTTGAAAATTGGAAGGTCTGTATTGATACTGTTGGATGTGTATACTTCAGTAGTGATACCACCAATTATGGCCGACTCCAAAGGCTTTCCGAATTTTTGATCTGTAAAATTTAATGCGTTGAAAATGCTGATAAACTGTTCTCTGTAATTGGCATTTGTTGGATCATTCCATACCACTGTGGTATTGGCTAAATTAGTGCCTGACGAATCTGTCACTGTTTCTGTTGTTGAAACAGAATCTATCTTTAACAAACCAGATGCACACTGGTTCCTACGAGCATTGTAATTTATAAGTCTTGCCAATCTTAATACAGAATTTCGTCTTTCTGCGGTTTCTAAAAAATTTTCTCTGGCATTCAAATCAACTCTGAACGATAGGGACTGTGCCACATAGGCTATCAGATCGATCAGGGCAACATATTCAGAACTCTCAACAAAATCATTGAAATCATCTGGATAGTTTTCCTTGATGTAGGACACCATGGTCCTTCTTATGGTCTCAAAATCGTATGATTTGAAATCTGCTTTTTGAAACGCCTGATAGATCTTACGCCAATCTTCTGCAATCAATAATCTATTTTGTCTATCTGTAGTGGCCATTATGTATAATGTAGATATTTATATGATTATAAATGTGCGTATATTAAGATAGACGTATCGTGCTATTTTGATCAAAATCTAACTGTAACTTTTCGGTGATATTGTAAGGAAGATAACTGATTGTGGCCTGTATTGATATGCCATGATCTTCTTCGGATACCAATATTTCTTCTGTGTTGATCCTGGGATCGGCGTTTAAATTTCTGGTGATATCATCGGCTATGGCCTGTCTGAGATCCTCGGTCAGAGGTTCAAACAGTACATCATATATTATAGTGCCAAATTCGGGGTTTTCCACACGCTCTCCCTTACGAACACTCAAACGGTTCAACAAGTTTTGTTTGACCAATTCAAAATCATACAGTTTGTAATTGGTCCTTGACGCCTGACTGCTAAAACCTTTGAATGTTTTGGATTTTGGTATTGTGTTTTTTCCTGTGTCTGCCATTTTTAGTTCAATCTCCTAAACTCAACATCTGTTTTACTATAGTCTACTTTATAGTATCCTGTATCAGTCATTACACTTGCCCATGGAACCTCTTGTGCCATTACGCCCTGATACGTTCCAGGCTGTTGTTTGTATTTAAACTGATAGATGTTAATTCCACGTGGTGATTTTCCAACAAGTGTAATTTCTTCTTTTAACCTTTTGTCGCTCCATTTAGAGAAAAAGCCTCCAACCGCTGATGTAACAGATGCAAAAGTTTTTCCTATATTTGTGCCAAGGGTGCTGACCATTGATTTGACATTTGTGACCGCAGTCACTTTGCCTCCCATGATATTCTTGTAAGTGTTTTGTACAAATGAAGCACCTTTTGAATATATTTCTAATTGTGATTTTCCTGTTATGGCACTTGCTACTTCTACACCTTTGGCTCCGATCTGCAGACCTGTGTTCACGGCATTGTACGCTTTATTGAATTTGCTAGAGTTGGATCTGAGTATTCCTAGTCCGGCCTGTGTGAGTCCAATTTTGTCAATTTTGCCTGCACCTGCGGCTGTGTCAACGAAACTCAAAGCAGTATCTGGAATTCCCGCATTGTCCTGGAATATTCCTGCGATGGTGCTTGTCGACGACGTGGGAGACGAAAGGCTCTCAATCACCTTGCTGGCAGTGTTGCTGACTTTCTGAGAAAGATTTCCTGCCGTGAAAAGCACACCGGAATCTTTGACAAATATTTGGTCTTTCAAAGTTTTGGATACCTCGCCTTTTATCGAACTTATGGTCTGGTCGATGGCATCGTTTACTCCTGCCGTTATCGGAGACATGGGATTGTTGGTCACACTATAAAGTGTATTGTAACTGTTTGTGAAATCGTCGGCGGCTTTTTGTATTTTTGCTATGGTGCCCACACTGGTTGATTTTTTTGAAATTTTGCTTGTGGCAGAATCTACTGTTCCTAATCCTATGCTTTCGAGGTGCGCCTGGAGATCTGCCTGGAACTGTCCTATCCTGATTGTGGGATTTTCGCTGGTTCTATTTCTCTGAGCGATAAATTCTGCTGTGCCAGGAATTTTGTCATTTAGGCTTGGCCCCAATCCAACGAATGAAACAATTTTATCGTAGTGATAAGGAAAAGGTTCGTGCGTTGGCACTCTCATACCCGACATTGAAACGTTTCCTTCCACAGTCACTTCCAATGGACCTGCTTGATATTTTTCCATTGGGTTGACATCTGGCACGAACACGTGTCGCGTTCCTGTTCCAAACGGATTTGTATCTGTGGCATTTGTCCTTTCAAGGTTATTGAAAAGACTAGAATTGGTTCCAATACTGTTGAAATGCACCTGACCACCCGTCAAGTGATGTTGGCCTGATGCCATGTGTATCTGTTGTTGTCCTGCGTAACTCAATATAGAGCCGTTGGGTGCTTTTTCAGTGATGCTACCTGTGGTTGCCTGTAACTGAATGTCTGTGTCTGAGTATTGCTGTATCGCTCCGCCGTCTATAACCATTTTGTTCAGAGAACGTAATTTTATCTGATTCCTGGCAAACATATTGATGTCAGAATCACTGTGAAGATTTAGATCTCCGCCTGCCCTGATGTTTACCGAGTTTCCGGCGTATATGTCAATTGCTCCGTTGGCGGAAAATTCCATCCAAACATTTCCTGATCCATTTGCTAGATATACAACACCGGCCGAGTCATTCAAAAGCAATTGATGTCCTGAAGCACTTCTCATCCTGACTAGTTGATTTTCTCCGGCACTGTCACCATCGTCCATGACGAAAGTGTGACCAGTCAGTCTATCCACTATCTCCTGCTTGATCGAATCAACACCGCCTATTTTTCGTTTTTTGCCTCGCGGGTCTTTCCTTCCCGGTGTGCTTATTCCGTAGACCTGGCTTGGAGATTCTCTTCTGGCGCTAGATGTGGTTGTTCCCCTGACCGCGTCCTGTATAAGTCCTTCCTGCCTTAATGTTTCAGCGAAAGGATGCACAGGCTGTTTGATGTTGCCGGGGGAGTCCGCCAAAAGACGTGTGTTGATTTCTCCGGCCGGAACCTTGTCTGTGCCATACAAGTCTTCTTTGGATAATTGAAAATCACCCATGGCATCAACTTGCGTATTGGTGGATGCCGCTATTCCAGGAGTCATAAAATTGTTGTTTGGTTCTGGTATACACCCTATCCAGTAGGCCTGGCTGGCGTCGCCCTCGACGAATAAAACCATGACTCTGGTTCCCACATCTGGTGGTACCATCCACATTCCATATGAGTGCCTGGATTGGCTGTAACTACCGGGTGCATCACTGTTGTTATAACTGCCTTCTGTGTGTTCGGCACCTTTGGTTCCATAAAAAGGAGTCATATATCTGCATATAACTTCGTGCGATTGGTAGGTTTTTGTTGTTCCCACCGATGCTTCTATTATTATCGCTATTCTACCCAATCTTTCTGGGTCTCTGTTATTTGTAACCAACCCCACATAAGGACCAGAGTTTTTTTCCACCATCTTCTGTAACTGAAGACTTGGTTTAATTGTTGAAAAATCTCCGAATTGAGTTGACATATGAATTACTTACTAAAAAATTTTTTAATTTTTTGGGTTATTGAGTTGAAAAGATCACGTATGCTAGGTCCTTCGGGAATCTCGCTATCGTCCACGATGCCCCGCCATGCGTCTAAATATTTGTCTTTGCTGGTTGGTACGTTACCAAAATTAGTTTTAGTAAACTCGTCTGGCAATGGATCTTTGACCTTGATTCCTTGGTTCCTAAATCTTGCCATGTGAAGCATTTGTCTAAATTGTCCCCTATCAAATATATTTTCTATTCTAAAAATCCTGTACAACCCACTGAACGGTATTCTGTCTCCCTGATTCAATTTGTAAGTACCTGATTCGCTGTCTATGTCGACAGGAAATCTAAAGTCCAGTGCCACATATGGTTCTGCCATGTTCAAATTATAACTTTGAGAATTTTCATCGAACGCATTGTATGACCCATCGTTTACGCTTCTGTTTTTGTTGTTCCATACTCCCGGTCCAGAAAGATCATTTATGCTTGGTGTAAGCAAGGGTGCGAATTGGTTGTTACTTAGATAGACAGGATCACCCAATATTTCCATCTCTATCTTGACCATGTCACCTTCGGGGTTACTGAATGCATCCTGGAATTGTACTAAACTTTCATTTACTCCCGACACTCCTGTTCCTGCTGTTTTTCCTCCGCCGGGATATGCGGCATTTGGCAAGTCGGGTTCAACATTTTCTGTGTCATCGGACAAGTTTCCCGTCTGTCCCGATCCTGGCTTGACCACTGTGGCGTACTGTTGCGGAGCAAGTGCCTTGTATCTCGGATTGTAGTATGCCACATTGTATCTTAAATTTAGATTTAATATTTCTGTATTTTCTCCAGTGAAAACATATTGATATTTTTTCCTTGCTAAAAATTTGTTATTGATAGCAACAAAGTTCCTAAATTTAGAATGCAGACCAGGCTGTGTGTAATTCAAAATGTGTATTTTGATCGGCTCAATATGGAAATGAATTATTTTTGAATGCTGTTTTGTTTTTATGTCTATTGTTGATTTTTGTTTTAGGTTTGTAGTGACCTTGAAATACCTGACATAAAATTTGTCCTCATTATCCATTATAAATTTTGCTTTGGCCTCTTCGCTTACTAATTTGTCAATGGTGTCACCTAGTTCACCGTTTGCCTTGACTGCCCAATCTCTCAATCTTTCTTTATCATTGTTGTATGGTGGTATCAATTTCATTACTTCGATAAGATGCTGACTAATACCCGTGCCCTTGTCGATGGTCGCTAATCTGTTGGCCAGTTGTTTGTTTGTGTTAAATTTTTTTTCATCTGCATTGTTTTCGGTCAAAGAGTCGTCGTCTACATCTGTGGGTGAAAGTCTCGTGTAATTGATGTTGCTGGCTTTGTCAATAACAAAACTTGCGTCTAGTGTGGGATCGCAGGTCACCAAATACTGGTCTGCTGTGTCTGGTCCAAATTGTTTCTGGTCTATTTCAATTTTTATCATTTCATTAAGTGCTTTTGTTAGGTCTTTGCAGTAATCGGAAAGTTTGCCCCCACTTTTGATGTCAACACTAATGGGACTTCTTGTGTAATTGAATCTATTCATGAATGCGTATTCGTTGATAGGCACGGCATTCACGTTGTATTGTGCGCCTCCTTGATTGACGTCGATCTGCATCTGGGTTATATGAATCGGTATTGAACGTTTAAGGTTATCGCCGTTGACCAAAGGTTTTCCGTGACTGTCGTACCCTTTGTATTCCACTGTCAACAGGAACGGTGCTGTCACGTGATCCTTGAATCCCGAAGCGTTTGCGGCGCCTCTGACCTTTGTCACTAGGCTGAGACCATATGGTTCTGCGATGCTCATTTCAATATTTGTCACTGACGTAAATTGCCTTGATGGGTCGGCAACAGGCACTGTTGTGATATTACAGGTTTCAATAAAAAAATCATGAGCCCTTGTAAGGACTGATTTGGCAAAGTCAGTAATCTGTCTCTGTTCTACTGTTCTTGCCGATGCGTCGCTGGTCATGGCATCCGAGTTCTCGTTGACCTGTGCTTCTGGAAAAATGCTGTTAGACTGATCAATAAAGTTTAGACTGCCATTTATACCACCGGTCCTTGCTATTACATTCCTGGGCCTGTATCCTCCCTTCAAATAGGCCACCGACTCCAGTTCTTCTCTGGTCAGGGCACTCAGGGTGAATATGCTGGAAAAACTAGAAAAACGTGCCAGCGGATTGTCGTAATTTATTTTTGCTCTTTGTTGTGTCGAATCTACTTTTACAACTGTCTTGCTCGAGAAAGCATTTTCGTTGAAAGTATTGATTTCTTCTTGAATCTTGATCTTTTGTTGATCTTTTATTTTCTGTCTTTTTTCGTAACGTGTAACCATGACATCTTATATTCCCAGATCGTCTTTTAGACTAGACAATTTTGGCAGTTGTATGGTCACTCCTGGAGAGAAGTCATATATGGGATCTTCTATCTCGTCTGGATTCCTTTGTGCAAAAACCCACCACAATCTCGGAGATCCATACAAGTCATATGCCAACAAGTCCGGCCTGTAAGCATAAATTCTGTCTATGGTATAACTGACGTCGTCGTCTCTCGCAGTTATTGGTCTAGGAACAAAAAAATCTAAATTTAAATTGTTCTGTGGCGTGACAGCGTACGGTGAGGTATTGCTATACTTTGCCATTAAATGAATCCTATTTGTTCTATGTTGTTTCCAGAATCTTTACCTGTAAGTTTTCCATTTGCGAACTCCTGCAGACTGAATCCTTTTACTGCTTCCCTGCTGTAGATAGGTTGTATCTGCACTGTGAAGATGCTAGAAGTTGGTGCCCAGGTTTCTGGAATCCTTGTAGAAGTAGACGAATACGATCCTTCACTTGCTTCGGGTAGATCTGCGCCTTGCGAGGTGCAGATATAATCAACGTTGTTTGTCATTTCAACCGTGAAGTTAGTGACCACCACTGGTATATTTTTGAACACGTGTTGACCGTAACCGTTTAACAACAATATAGGCGGTGGACTTCCTTTGAAATTTTCTTCTCCTCCAAAAAACATTTTTGTTACTGTTCTTAGAAAGTGCAGTGTTGCTACCCAATGCTGGGCATCGTCTTGATTTTGTACTGGAAACTCTCCAACTATTGTCATGTTGCTGGTTTCTGAATTTTGGTATGCGTAAAAAGGATAATTGTTGTGGACCATCGCCATTGGATTGTAAGCGGCCTGGTGCTGTATAATCACGTTTGGCGTCAATGGAAAAATAATTCCTCCAGTATCTGATAATCTAGAAAGTATGCTGTATTTGGTGCCACCGGTTGTCTTGTCCTGTTTCTGTCCGTCTCCAAACATTACCTGTCGCAGATATGTGTTCGCTGTAGGAACTGTAAGTCTTACACGCCAGTCTGTCTGAAAATCTCTTCGGGTCCATGACGCATCCGCTCTCTGCCTCAAAGGCGATTCTGCGCCTTGCTGTAATCCGGCACCCAGTAACCTGCCCAATGTTCTGTTGAAAACATTCGAGGCTACACCGCCTATCACATTGGCTAGTGATTTACCATCTGGGTTTGTCAAATTTGATTCACTCATTTTTCGTTGACTTAAATGTTTAAATTTTGTATAATCAATAGTATTTATAGGCACAATTATAGGCGCACTTTATATCCCCTTCAGGCTCTAATCGTTAATAAAACGGAGAAATATGAAAAAAGTAAACTATTTGAACAATCGAGACCTGATGCTCGAAATCCACAGGAGCAAGAACACCTACTGTTCATACGTCGGAGAAGGCGACGACCAATACGATATTATCTTGACCGATGTGAAAAAAATTAATCAGCCAAACATCGCCAAAGCCAGAAAAGCACGTGCCAAAAGAATGACGCAACAGGCATGGGAAGAAGCCAAGTCTCAAGGCATCAAGAGAGCAAAAATGAGCGACTACGAAGTTTCTCCCAGAAAAATAGACAAGACTGATCTAATTTTTAGGGTGATGTCTTTTGATCACATTCCGGTCGATTCCGAAAGGAAGAAAAATCCAAAAACACGTGCGGACCATCACGTGAAGATAAACTTTCCTCCATTCCAACACTTCAAACTTGACAAAAAAGGAAAACCAAGATGTGTGGGGAAAAGTCACTGGGTGGGAGGAATGAGCAACGGAGAATTTAAACACGACCACGGTAAAATTACTAACAAACTGGCATTGATGTTCATGAAACTGTGCGAAAGATATGGCACAAGGTCAAACTGGAGAGGTTATACCTACAATGACGAAATGCAGTCACAAGCGTTGATGCAATTGAGCCAGATAGGACTACAATTCGATGAATCAAAATCTGAAAATCCATTTGCGTACTACACCGCCGCAATCACAAATTCATTTACTCGAATACTGAATCTTGAAAAGAAAAATCAAAATATCAGAGACGACATAATGGAGATGAATAATTTGATGCCTAGTTTCACAAGACAGAATCAAAACGAAGTAGAGGCAAAAAAATTTGCCGGCAAGTACAGAAAAGAAAAGCAAGAAGTTGCGCCTGTGAAAACTTACACAAAAAAAGCAATTAAAGAGTTGAATAAGAGGTTAAAAAATACAGGTAAAATTTCTGCTAACGATTTCGAAGAGGTAAAATAAACTATGCCATTATTCAAAAAGGCGGCCTGTTTCACAGACATACATTTTGGGCTAAAAGGAAATTCTCGTGTACACAACGACGACTGTGAATCTTTTATCAAATGGTTCATACAACAGGCCAAAGCACAAGGTTGTGAAACCTGTATTTTTCTAGGCGACTGGCATCACCACAGAAGTTCCACAAATGTATCCACAATGAACTACACAGTGTCAAACATGGAAAGACTAGGTGCGGCATTTGAAAAAGTTTATGTGATAATGGGCAATCATGATCTTTTCTACAGAGAAAAAAGAGAAATCAATTCCATGGAATTTATAAGATATATTCCAAATGTGCATATTGTCAACGAGTGGCTTGTCGACGATGAATGTGCTATTATTCCTTGGATAGTCGAAGACGAATATAAAAAAATACCCGAAATGAAACAGAAATATATCTTTGGACATTTTGAATTGCCATATTTCAAAATGAATGCCATGGTAGAAATGCCGGACGTGGGCACAATCCAGGCCGATCATTTTGTTAACCAAGAATATGTTTTTACAGGACATTTTCATAAAAGACAAATTAGGAAAAACATTCACTACATTGGTAATGCTTTTCCGCACAACTACGCAGATGCCGGTGACGACGAACGTGGCATGATGATTCTTGAGTGGGGCGGTCAGCCCAAATACTTTAATTGGCCCGGAATGCCAAAATATAGACACTATAAAATAAGCAACCTACTAGCAGACACCGACAGGATGTTGGAAGAAAGGATGTATGTAAGGGTGGGTCTAGACATAAAAATTTCCTACGAAGAAGCCAATTTCATAAGAGAAACATTTATCGAAAAATACAAATTGAGAGAACTACAACTGATACCCGAACAATTGGATCAGGCAGAGGCAAAACCTGTAAAAGTTGAAAAATTTGACTCAGTTGACCAGATTGTGATCAAACAGTTGGAAAGCGTTGATTCAAAAACTTTTGATAAAAATATTTTAATGGCAATTTACAACAACTTAGATGTCAACAACTAAAAAAAGAATAACAAAAAAGAAATTAATGGAGATATTAAAAAAAACTCCAGAAGAACACAGGTTCATTGACGATTTTTTCACACGTAAAAGAACACACAAAGAGTGGTTACAGGAATACTGGAGATGGAGAGCAAAAAAGGAAAGACACGATGCTGACAATTAGGACTCTCACTGTAAAGAATTTCTTGTCTGTTGGCAATCAGGCTCAGGCCATCAATTTTGACAACAAAAATTTAGTTTTAGTAATAGGTGAAAACATGGACCTCGGCGGTGATGACGCAGGGGCCAGAAACGGAACAGGAAAAACCACAATCATTAATGCGATAAGTTATGTGTTTTTTGGCGATGCTCTCACGCAAATCAGGAAAGACAATCTAGTCAACAAAACAAACAACAAAGAAATGCTAGTGGCAGTGGAGTTTGAAAAAAATGGTACCAAATACAAAATCGAAAGAGGCAGAAAACCTCAGGTTTTGAGGTTCTACGCAAACGACATCGAGCAGGCATCCAACGAGGCACAAGGAGAGAACAGGGAGACTCAGGCAGAGATCAACAAACTTTTAGGTATGACTCACGCTATGTTCAAAAATATAGTGGCTCTAAATACCTATTCCCAACCGTTCCTGTCTACAAAACAAGCAGAACAAAGAGAAATCATAGAACAATTATTGGGAATAACACTTTTGAGTGAAAAAGCAGACATACTCAAGGAGCAAATGAAAGCAACAAAACTTCAATCAACCGAAGAAAAATATAAAATAGATTCCACCATTGCTTCAAATGAGAAAATAGAAGACTCGATAAAAAATTTGAAATTAAGAAATTCGGCATGGCAGTCAGCACAGAAAGAGGACATTAAAAAGTTTAATTCTGCTATTGAGGAATTGGAAAAGGTTGATATAAAGAACGAACTAGAACTACACAAAAAAATACAAAAGCAACAGGATGATCTCAAATCCCTTAGAAGTCTTGAAAAAGAACGTGCATACCACGAAGATAGCCTTACTAAGACTGTAAGACAACTGGATCTAAAAAAGAAAGACATAGATTATGCAAATGATGCCAAGTGTCCAACCTGTGAACAGTCACTGCACGACGAGAAACACCAACAACTGTTAAAAAAACTTAATACCGATCTAGAAGAACTACAGAAAGACGAACAAAAACTATCTAATGAATTGAAAGAAATAAACAGTTCGATAGAAAAAATAGGTGATGTTGGTCCTTTACCAGACACTTTTTATGACTCAATCGATGAAGCATACAATCATCAGGGTACCTTGAAGGATTTGAAAAGACAACTGGAGCAAACAGAAAAAAAAGAAAATCCTTATCAAGAACAGATAGACGACCTAACAGATTCTGCCTTGCAGAAAATAGATTACACCAAACTAAATGAGTTGGAAGACCTATCGAGACACCAGGATTTCTTATATAAACTACTGACGGCGAAAGATTCTTTTGTGAGAACAAGAATAATAGAGCAAAACCTAACATATCTAAATCAACGTTTGGCTTGGTACCTCAGTCAAGTAAAACTGCCACACACAGTAATTTTCCAATCCGACCTCACAGTGCAGATAGAAGAGCTAGGCAGAGAATTAGACTTTGACAATTTGAGTCGAGGCGAAAGGAACAGATTGATTCTAAGTATGAGCTGGGCATTCAGAGACGTATGGGAGAGTCTGTATCAACAGATCAACTTGCTGTTCATAGACGAATTGATAGACGCAGGTATGGATACATCGGGCGTGGAAAGTTCAATGGCAGTGCTAAAAGAAATGGCACGTACACAACAAAAAAATATATTCCTTATCTCACACAAAGACGAACTGGTAAGCAGGGTCAATTCTGTGCTTAAAGTGATCAAAGAAAACGGTTTTACAAATTACGCCAATGACGTGGAAATTGTCATATGAAAACTCTAGTCACGGGTGGTAACGGCAGGTTTGCCTCTCAACTAAAAAAATACCTCAACGGTGATTATCTTGGCAAAAACGAACTTGACCTGGGTAACATAAAAGATATTGCTAAATTAAGTGAATACGATTGTGTAATACACACGGCCACGGGCACACCATCGGTCAATCAGAATTTACTTTTTTTGATTTATAAAACCAAGGCCAAAAAAGTTTTTCTCTTTACCAGCAAACAAGGCACATTTTTGAATTGGAAACAACCCGGAAACATGATGTATGGTATAGAAAAACTTGTGATGAATTTTATGATTTACAGATTCAACATGGAACACGAAAACTGCCAACTAGTCGAACCCGGACATATGGGCACCGAACAGGATTACGACACCATGGCCCAAAAATTCAAGAATTATATAGATACTTGGAAATATTCTAAAAATCAAATATACGATCTTGCCAGAGACCGTTTCATTGCTTATTGATACCTAACGTACAAACTCTTCCTATCGCCGGATTTTACAGGATAGGCCGTGGAATGATAGGTATTTTTGCCGCACAACAAACTGTATCCTCTGTTTACCTTGTAATCAAAAATTTTGAAAGGCATGTCGTCTTCGCTGTAGTGGAGTGCAGTGCCTGGATGCACACCTGTAGACAGGTAGATCTGCAGGCTTAACTTTATTGATGGGTCATCCACATGAGTTTTCAATACGTAGGGCGGTTGATCATACCAAATGTCCAAAGAGGACAATGTCAACTCTGTTTCAAACGCCTCTTCCAGTGCCTTTATAAGTTTTGCGTTGGAAAAAATTATTGTCAATTCTCTTACCAGCAAATTGGAATAGTCTGCCTTGTGCCTGTTTTGGTTTTCTTGCCCGCGAAGTTTTGATTTTTCCAAATTGTCAACGTTGGAATTGATGTGTTCCAGCATCTTTTCATCGAAAAAGTTTTCATATTCTTGGTAAACAAACTGTGATTTTTTGGTAATTGGTGTTTTTTGTATTGACTCGACCAAGAATTTAGTGCTATCATTGTTCATACGTTAATTAATTAGCGTGAATAACAAAGGAGATCAAAAATGTCTGAGACACATGATCAAATAATGTCTACAATTCAAACCTACTCTGAGGAGAACTCAAAGTTCACAGATAAAGGTGTGAAGGCTAGTGCCACAAGAGCAAGAAAGGCACTTGCAGAATTAGGCAAATTAATAAAAGCAAGAAGAAAAGAAATCCAAGAAGTAAAAAACGCGGCGAAAGAATCAGCGTCTGCGTAACTTATTTTAATTGGATCCAATTTAGAAAGCCTCTACAATTTTTTTGTAGGGGCTTTTTTTATCACATTACCATGAATACGAACTCTTATGTGTCCGTTGTAATATTCGTCGCTTTCAAGAACTTTCCTGGAAAATTGTTCTCTGGCCTCGATGTAATTGCACTCTCCTCTGGTCCTACAGAAAAATAATATTTCTCTTACAATGTTGTTTGTTCCTTGCGACTCTATGTCTTTGAGCAACTCGTCGTTACTGCCGTAATAATCTCTCCAGTCTGATTCTATCTTGAACCTTCTCTTGTTTTTTCTACCTTTCAACGGCGGTCTTGATCTTTTGAATTTTGCCAGTTTTTTACCAATATATTTCCGTCCATTGTTTTTGTTCAGTATTTCATAGACAAAACCTTCACAATCTTTTGGTAATTCTTCCACTGCGTTTCCTTTGTAAATCCAAGACATCGTGGTATTTAAAGCCAAAAAGATTGACTCGGAAAGAAAACTCATATAAACAAGTGCGATAGGCACACTATTTTTCAAAACAAAAAAACTTCATTAGGCACACATAGCATCTCAGAAGTGAGCAGGGAAATGCGGCAGTAATGCGACAGGTGAATCCCTTGATGCGAAAGGCAAAAACGATGGGGCTCTGAGCAAAAAGCAACCCCAGGTCCGTCCAGGATGATCATGCATAGATTGGACAGGCTCGCGTTGTATGAATAAGCGAACGGGTACAGCACAACCGCCCGGTTACGACAGCGTTGCATGGTGACTGCGATACTCGCCACACGGGGATCAAGTCAGTTCGGCTAGAAATAGCCGAATTGTGACTGCTCATCTGCCACAGCAGGCGCAAACGTTTTTTTGTTGCTTTAGCGTAAATTAAGAAATAGGAAACGAGCGTAAGCGAAGTTTCAGATGGCTGTAAGCCATCTTTGTTTGGCCTTAAGTATTGTGAGAAACACATGGAATTGATATTCAATCACCTTTTCGGCAAACAGGAACACCAGGATCTGGTACTGTGCCATCCCATGGCCCGCGTGTCTCCGGACGAAGAGGAAGAGGCGATCGCCACTGGTTGGCTGGCGCTGGACCATCCCGTGGATGGCAAGGAGATGTGGTACCAGAGCCGTAGCACACGTGTGGACCTTTCGGCATACAAACCCAGATTCGCCAGGCACGAATACCAGGGCAAGAGGATAGAGTTCAAGATAATAGACGCCAACGAGATGGTGACCCTGTTGGGACTGCCCAAGATATACAGGGACTACATGAAAAAGAAAAATTTCACCGCGGACTACAATCCATTTGAAAATTTCCACCGCAGGGACCAGTTCATGATCTTCTACGTGGACCGTGCGGACCACATAGTGGGTTTCACCAAACAGAAACGCTATGGCGGGGACGACGGATACGGGTTCTCGGAGGGAATGGCCAGCGGATACGAGAGCGTGATACACGCCTGCTCGTTGCCCATCAGCCACATCACCCTGGACATCGAACTGAACTGGGCGAGGACCACCGGAGTGGACTACTATATGCTGGGCAGTGGCTACGAGAACAGTTCGGCCTACAAGAGCAAGTACAAGGGTTTTGAGTGGTGGACCGGCACACAATGGAGCACCAGCCGTAAACAGTACAACAAGTTGTGCAGGCGAGATTCGCGTGTGCAGACTATTTCCGAGATCTCCAACCTTTCACAGATTCCAGATAGGTCTTAGACCAATTCCGGTAGTAGGGACCTGACTCCAGCATCTTCGAGAACCTGTTGAGTTTGCTCAATCTCTGTGCCAGGAACAGTGTGTAATGACCGTTGTTCAATTTCACACCCTTCACCGATTCCTCCACGTCGGGATGATCCTCGAGGACAACAATGTCTTTGTCCATGAAATGGTTGTTCAACTGTTCGGCCAACTGCTGGGTCTGTGCGGCCGTGAACCAGGCAGGTTCCGCTATCAAGACCAAAACATCTTTCTCGTCAAAATCGCAATCCAAGATGTGTTGACACAGTTGTTCGTAGTTGTCCGTGTCGTTCAACTCGACGAATTTCACTTTTCGATCCACCATGGCCTTCTGGGCAAACGGACAGGGAGGTAGATTGCCAAACACCGGATTGGGTTTGGTCACAAAATTATTGATCCAGTGCTGTATCTTCTGTGTTGGTGTCGTCGATGTCATCTTCCTGATTTACTCTTTCCTTGATCGATTCAAGTTTTTGTAATTTTTCTTTCAGGACTGATGCTTGTTCTTGTGCCTCCACCATTTTTTTGGCACAGGCCTTGGTCTCTGTGTTGGCCTGGTCCAGTTTCACGAGCAACTGCTTGATACGAGATTCTTTGTTCGCAATGGCAGTGTTTAGGGACTGCTTCTCGTCGGTGAGGTCCTTGATGTGGTAACGGAGTTCCTGTACTAGATCTCGGTCTGACATATTCTTTAATTATCCTGAATTTTTATCATCATTATATTGTACTATAATCTAGAAGAAAGGTTGACCGGTTTTTTTGGCTGTTTCCAGATTGTCTTTTATTATGTCCGCACACATTTTGCGTTCTTCGTTGCTCATGTTGAGTGCTTCTTGGTAAGTGACGCCACCCCTCATATACCAGCATATACGCAGTATCTCGTGTTTGAGATTTTTTCCTTCGTTTTCGAGATCTTTGAGGTAAGTGACAATTTCAGAATCCGACAGTGATAGAAGTTTTATCCGAAAAAATTTGAGTTATCGAAAGTTACGGGTACCTCGTATGTTGCAGGAGCACCTTTTTTGATCTGCTCTTCGTTGGCCTTGACAGTGAGAGGCTTGAGGTTTCCCTGGGTTCTCAGTTCTCCCAGTCCCTCCTGTATGTCATTTGTTATCTTGACATCGGCATTGTTGATGAATTCCCTGATCTGTTCCTTGTCCGTGACGGCAGTTCCGTCCGGGGTGGTGATACTGACTATGCTGGATACCAACACATCAAAGTTTAACTCACTCAACTTTCTAAAACTCTCGGCAAATGTCTTGCTCTTCTGCGTTTCGTCCATTTGTGTCTGCGACACAGTGGCATAGATCTTCTGTTGCTCGAACGTTGCCAATTGATTTTTTGTCAACTCCTTGTAGGTAAGCGGAGACACCTTGACCTTGAATCCCGACTTGGTGGAAAATTCGTCCTTGATATCTATGTTCTTCAATGTTTCAAGCATCTGTGGTAGATTGACCGTGTGTACCTGCATCTCGTTTGCCTTGGGCACGGGTGCCTCGATATCCATGGTCTCACCAAAAGTGGCTATCCTTATGGCCAGCAATATGGTGTCCAGGTCGTGATTCACTACCTGCCAGGCATCCTTGATGTTGGGCATACAACTCTGTATCACGTCCACCGTGCTCTGCCCGTTAAGGAGTGCGTCCGGTGTCTTGAAATTGAGTTCATCTTTGGCTGTCATTGGAAGCACAGGCAGTTCGCCTGTCTCTGTTTTTTCAAATCCCTTGTCGTCAAAATACTTGCCCTGTGACGGCAATGTGATGTACACAGCCGGCTGTCTGTAATATTTGCTTAATGGTTTTGTGTTTTCTGTCATAATTTTTGTCTATAAATATACACTAAAAGTATCAGTGTGTCTATATATTTATATAGGCGCAGATAATGGATTTTTAAAACCGTATGGCCATAGATCGAGAAGACGCAAAAATAATAGCAGATGAGTTTGCCAAGGCACTCAGGATACCCACTTCCGGCATCTCGGCCAGGAATCTGCTCGACAGGGCTCCCGAACAGTTCAAGGAAGAACTAAAAAAACAGATCAGGTCACTCCAGGACCTAGCCAAACAGCACGGCGCCACTGAACAGCAGTTGATAAAATTCAGGCTCCAGGCGGAGGAAGCAACCGAAGGGCTTACAAGAAATGCAAGGGCCTATAGAATTGTGTCCCGAGTGCTGGACACAACAGAGAAAGCGATCAGAGGTTTTGCGGATTCTGGCAGGAAAGGTGCCGACACCTTCAGCACTTTTACCAAAGCATTCGAGGGAATGCCTCTATTGGGTAACTTCAATGACCTGGCCAACAGTTTTGATTTCAACATTGGCATATTCCGAGCCCTTTCCAGCCAAGGAGCCGATTTTGGACAAAGTCTAATACGGCTTAGACAGGCCGCGGCAGATGCCAGATTGCCTCTATTGGAATTCGTTGACCTCACATCTTCGAACGCAGTCACTCTTGCCGCATTGTTTGGAACAGTCAACCAAGGCATACCATCGTTGACGAGGTTTACAGAACAACTGAGAACGCAAGGCATACCACAGTTGGCCGCTCTGGGTTTGACCACAGAAAACCTAAACGAATTTTTAACAACCTATCTCGACATACAAAGAGTTCAACAGAGATTCCAACGACTTTCCGATCAAGAGATAACGGCAAACACTATATCATATGCCAAGGAACTGGACAGACTGACAAGATTGACCGGTATTCAGAGAGAACGGTTAGACGAAGAAATAAAAAGACAGAACGCAGATGCCATATTTCAAACATATCTACAAGGTCTGGATGAAAAACAGGCCATGGCCAGCCAACAATTAGTGGCAACAGTGAGCCAACTTAATCCGGCACTGGGCACCAGCCTGAAAAACTTCCTGGCAACAGGTGTACAGTTTGACGAGTTGTCGCAACAGGCATCGGCATTGGTGCCAGGATTCAGTGATGCGGTGTTGGCATTCCGATCGGGACAGATAGGAATCGACCAGGTGCTGACAACCCTGAGAGATGGGGCTAGAAATTTCAGATCACAATTCAATGAACCTGCGGTATTGTTGGGCGGAGGACTAGAAAATTTAGCCAATGCCTTCTTGCCATTAAGCACATTGACCTTGGACACAGCCAAGGCATCCGAAGAACAACTGCTGGCACAAGAAAGTTTGACAAAAAATTTAGCAGAATTTAATGAATCCGCGAAGAGATTGAAAGCAGGGTTCGAAACGATACAAACATCGATCCTGATAGGACTGGGTCCACTTGTCAGTGGACTGGTCGGAGGAACCAACGAGGGATTCATCATGATAGGCAACGCCCTGGCAAACTTCAGCAAGGACTTTCCGGGAGTTGTGGCCGGGGGATTCGTGGGAGCGTTGGCAGGCAAATATCTTTTTGACAAAGCGGCCCAGATACTGATCATAGCCACAGGTGTAAGGATAGGACAAACCAGCCTCACAAGTTTCATGAAAGGCATCACCGGCACATTCATGAGAACAACAGGCACCATGCTGGGACTGTTTACGAGGATAGCAGGTCCGCTGGCATCGATTGTTACGATCTTGAGCAGTCTTTCAATGATCTTTAACGAGGAGACAAGAGCAAGAGGTGTTGGAGGAGTAGCAGGAGGAGTGGCCGGTTACCTGGGAGGCAGGATGGCGGCCAGAGCAATTGGTGCCGCGATTGGCGGAACCGTGGGTACATTTATCGGTGGACCTATAGGCACAGCGTTAGGTACTGCCCTTGGTACTGTGATAGGTACCATAATTGGCCAGATGATGGGAGGTTCGTTTGACAGCAGATTGACAGGTACCGACGGTGAAACAGGCAGATTGCTTGAAACCAAAGACACTCTGACAAAAGTTCACAGAGGCGAAATGGTACTGCCGGCCAAGACCGCCAAAAAAGTGGCAGATGCTATCCAGGAAGAAGCAGTTACAAGTGTTGTGGATCAGGATATGATCAAAAACAATAAGTACCTTGAAGAATTAATAACAACAAATAAAAAAGTGGAGAGATATCTATCAACAGTGGCGGCGGCAACAGTCAAAACAGCAGATAACACTGGTAAAACAATCAGTAACATCAAAGCATTGGGAGGAATAATCCAATAATGTTCTTGATCTTTGCTCGTGAAAAAGGTATAATATAACGTATGGCTTGGAAAAAATATTTTAAAGATGCTAATATGTCGCCCATAGCAGGTGACAGAAATCCCCAGTTCGCTAAAAGAAACTACAGTTCCTATCTACCGGACGTGTACACAGGACACCCTAACAGAATACAGAGGTATTTCCAGTACGACCAAATGGACACTGACTCAGAAGTAAATGCCGCTCTTGATATTTTGGCAGAATTCTGCACACAAACCAATCAAGAAAACGAAACACCATTTGACATCGTTTTCAAAGATGATGTTGTTGAATCGGAAGTCAAACTGTTGAAGAAAGCGTTACAGCAATGGACAAAAACAAATCACTTTCAGAAAAGAGCATTTAGAATTTTTAGAAATGTTTTGAAATACGGAGACTGTTTCTTTGTCAGAGATCCGGAAACAAACAAGTGGTTGTACATCGATGCCGCCAAGGTAGACAGAATTATTGTAAATGAATCAGACGGCAAAAAACCGGAACAATATATTGTAAGAGACATAAATCCAAACCTCGAAAGATTGAGTGCCACACAGGTTACACCAAACCAGGTGTATGGTGGTACAGGCACAACATCCGGTCCTTATCACGCAAACTATTCGTCGGCTGGATACGGATACAACATCAATTCGGGTGCCGGCGCCGCCGGCGGACAAGGTGGAAGATTCTATCGTACCATGAATCAGTATGCGATCAACGCCGAACACGTGGTTCACATGAGTATGTCAGATGGTCTAGACAACTTGTTTCCGTTTGGACAATCCATACTAGAACAGATTTTCAAAGTTTACAAACAAAAAGAATTATTGGAAGATGCCATAATCATCTACAGGGTACAGAGAGCGCCAGAAAGAAGAGTGTTTTATATTGATGTGGGTAATATGCCAACACACTTGGCAATGCAATTCGTCGAGAGAGTGAAAAACGAAATCAACCAAAGAAGAATTCCTTCAACATCGGGTGGTGTAAACTACGTGGACGCCACATATAACCCAATGAGTATCAACGAGGATTACTTCTTTCCACAAACAGCAGAAGGTAGAGGATCTAAAGTTGACACACTGCCAGGCGGTACTAATCTAGGTGAGATTGATGACTTAAAATTTTTTACAAACAAACTTTTCAGAGGTTTAAGGATTCCGAGTTCTTACCTGCCCACTGGACCAGACGATTCGCAACAATCATTCAATGATGGAAGAGTAGGAACAGCATACATCCAAGAATTGAGATTTAACAAATATTGCCAAAGATTACAGTCAATGGTAGCACCCATATTTGACGAAGAGTTTAAATTATGGATCAAAGCAAAAGGTTACACATTGGATAACTCTATGTTTGAAATCAAAATGAATCCGCCACAAAACTTCGCACAATACAGGCAGACAGAAATGGACCAGGCCAGAGTCCAGACATTCACTCAAGTGGCAGAACTGCCATATATGAGTAAAAGATTTGCTCTAAAACGTTTCTTGGGATTATCTGAAGAGGAAATGGCAAGAAATGCGGAACTATGGGCACAAGAAAACAATGTGGCACAGAAACAACAGACAAAATCAACACAGATGAGATCGGCAGGAGTGAGTCAGTCGAACATTTCATCCGATCTAGATCAATTTGAAGAGCCTACAGCAGACGCCGAGGCACCCGAACCAGGTGGACCGGGAGCAACCCCCGGAGCGGCAGGACCGACCGGTAACACAGGCACACCAGGAACAACCCCCGGTGGCGGAGGCACAACGTAATAAATATTGTTATGAAACTAAATGAAATGTTTGGATATGGTGAATCGGGTTTTGAACAACAGAAAAATTACGACGCTGACCAAGATATTTCCATACTAGACTCAGAAGACACTAGAAAAACAAGGCTAACACTCAAAGACATCAACAAAATGAGATTGGCCTCGGAGCATCACGACCAAGAACAAAAGGCAGAATCCGAATTTGTTCAAAAGATGTATGCTCAACCACAGGCAGAAGATAATATATCTCTGTAATGACCACAGCATTTGTACTAGGAAACGGCGAATCCCGTAAAGGCATACTCATAAACGACCTTAAGCAACACGGCAAGGTGTTCGCCTGTAACGGTGTCTACAGAACAGAGACGCCTGATTTCCTTATAGCAGTTGACCCAAAAATGATATTTGAAATTTTTGAATCAGATTATGCTGTCAAAAACCCAGTTTGGTCCAATTACAATCATCAATATGACAAAAATCCTAAAATACTGGACCACTGCAACTGGTTTCAGCCGTCTTTGGGATGGTCCAGCGGCCCCACAGCACTTAGGTTTGCGGCGGAACAAGGGTTTGACAATATATATGTGTTAGGTTTCGACTATCAAGGACACATTAATAATAGTAAAAACAAAAATTATATGTTCAACAATGTGTTCAAAGACACACGAAATTACAAAAAATCCGTAGACACAGCGACTTTTTACGGCAACTGGATGAACCAAACCAAACGGGTGCTACAGGATTTTCCTAAAATAAATTTCCATAGAGTTGTTCCTAACAATGGCTTCAAACCCCATGATTTGGAATTCAATCAGAACTTTAAGCACGTACATATCGAAGAATTTCTCAAGATATATAACTTACAGATAAAAATCTAGAAAAAATAACCTTTTTTGGCCGCTTTTTGCCACCATTTTCGCAAGGTCATAGTAAATACCTACACTTTAAAGTACAAATCTAAAAGGAGCACGTGCAATGTCAAATAAATTTGAACAATTATTAGAATTGCTAATCAATGAAGAAAACGAAAAAGCGGAATCTTTATTCCACGAAATCGTTGTAGAGAAGTCAAGAGACATCTACGAAGGGTTAGCAGAAACAGACGAGACTAAAGCAGAAGAAAAAGTAGAAGAAACTACAGAAGAAAAAGTAGAAGAAACTACAAAAGATGAGAAAGTTGAAGAAACTTCAGAAGAAAAAGTAGAAGAAACTTCAGAAGAGATCAAAGAAGAACAAGTCGGTGAAGAAGTTGAAATCGAAGACGAAGCAACTGAATCTGAAACTACAGAAGAAGAGTCAATCGAAGAAGTTGGTGGCGACGCTACTGATGAATTAGTGAAAGACATTTCGGCTGAAGAAGAAGGTGAAGCAGAACAGGCCGCTGACGACATGGGTGACGAAATGGATGCCGATGCTGAAGCAGGCGATGATGCTGAAGACACTGAAGAAAGAGTTTCTGACTTAGAAGACGCTTTAGACGAACTAAAAGCAGAATTCGAAAAAATGATGGCTGGCGACAATGACAAACCAGAAATGGAACCAGAAATGGAACCAGAAATGGACAAAGAAGAATCATTGGAACCGGTTGCTGACCAAACACAGCCAATGGAAGCGAAACACGACGACAAGAAAAAAGAAAAAATGGATGAATACAAAATCCAAAAGTCGGCGGATAACGCAGACCATTCAGACAAAGGCGCAAAATCACCAGTTAACTCATCTGTTAAATCAGCAGGTGGTACTACTGCCAACATAGCAAAAGGCGGAGCAGAAGACAAAGGAAGACCGGCTCCAACTGCTCAAAAAATGGCAGGTGACTTTGAAAACACAGGCGGAAAAGACAAATCTACTTCTTTCAAGAAGCAAGAGAAGGCTAACACTGCCGATGGTTCAGACAAATCAGCAAAATCTCCAATTAACGCAAAAGCGAACTAATTGAGATTTTAGGAGAAGGTCGGGATGTCATTATATCTTAGAGAACACTTAACCTTTGATCAGGCTAGAGTACAGGTTTTGCACGAGGGAAAAGACGGCAAGGATTTGTACATGAAGGGGATCTGTATTCAAGGCGGCATCAAAAATGCCAATCAAAGAGTTTATCCTGTTAATGAAATTCAAAAAGCAGTGAAAACACTCAATGATCAGATCAGTTCTGGTTACAGCGTACTAGGTGAAGTGGATCATCCAGACGATTTAAAAATTAATTTGGACCGTGTGTCTCATATGATTACTGAGATGTGGATGGACGGTCCAAATGGATACGGCAAGATGAAAATCCTGCCAACACCGATGGGTCAACTTGTCAAGACTATGTTGGAATCAGGTGTGAAACTGGGCGTATCGTCAAGAGGAAGTGGCAACATTTCCGAATACGGTGGCGGCGAAGTTTCAGACTTTGAAATCATCACAGTCGATGTTGTGGCCCAACCTTCGGCACCAGGTGCTTACCCTACGCCAATTTACGAACACCTAATGAATACAAGAGGTGGAATCGTGGCCAAGGGTCTGGCGGCAGAAGTTGCAAATGACAAAAAAGCACAAAAATACCTCAAAGAGGCACTAACCAACATAATAAAGGACTTGAAATAAAATGTTCGATGCTATAACAAAACTAGTTGAGTCAGGCGTTATCGGAGAAGATACTAAAAAGTCAATCGAAGAAGCGTGGGATTCAAAAATAAAGGAAAACAGAGAGCAAGTGACTGCTGAACTGAGAGAAGAGTTTGCCAAAAGATACGAGCACGACAAATCAAACATGATCGAAGCAATTGACAAGATGATGACTGATAAGTTGAGCGAAGAAATCAGCAAATTCGTTGAAGACAGAAAACAACTTGCTGTTGAAAAAACGAACTACAAGAACAAAATGGGCGACCATTCTAAAAAAATGGAAGCATTTGTACTTGATAGATTGACAAACGAAGTTAAAGAACTACACAGCGACAGAAAAACTGTTGGTGAGAATTTTGCTAAATTGGAAGAGTTTGTTGTAAACGCTCTTGCCAAAGAAATCAAAGAATTCTCAGAAGACAAAAAAGGTGTAGTTGAGACTAAAGTTAAGTTAGTGAAAGAAGCCAAAGCACAATTGGCAAAATTAAAAGAATCTTTCATTAAGAAATCAGCCAAAGTGGTAGAGAATGCTGTTACTAAAAAGTTAGGTGAAGAAATCAGCCAACTTCAAGAAGACATCACATCTGCTAGAGAAATCAACTTTGGTAAGAGAATTTTCGAGGCGTTCGCTTCTGAGTATCAGGCTTCTTACTTAAATGAGAAATCTGAGACTGCGAAGTTAATGAAAGTTGTGGATGAAACCACTCTTAAGTTAAAAGACGCCGAGAAATCCATCGAAGAGGCAAAAACGGTGATTGAATCTAAAGAGAGAGAAATTTCTCAACAAAAAGATTTGATGGAACGTAAGGCGACGATGGCTGAGATGCTCAAACCTTTGAGCAAAGACAAGGCAGAAGTTATGAGTCAGTTGTTAGAGTCAACTCAAACTGACAAATTAAAATCTGCTTACGACAAGTATCTTCCTGCTGTGATGGAGGACGCACCAGTAGCCAAAGCAAAGAGAATTATTTCTGAAGCGTCAGGCGACAAAACAGGTGCTCCAAGATCCCAAAGAGGAGATGCTGAAATGATAGAGTTCCGTAAATTAGCGGGTCTCTCAACAAACTAAACTAAAGGGGAAACGAATAATGTCAGAACTATTCGAATCAAAATGGGGCGAAACTAAAGCCGCATTAACAGAAGGTTTAGAAGGCAACAAGAAAAAGACTATGGATGTAGTCTTAGAGAACACTAAGAAGTACTTGGCTGAGCAGGCAACTGCTGGTGCCACTTCTGCAGGTAACGTTGCTACTCTAAACAGGGTTATCCTACCAGTAATCAGAAGGGTTATGCCAACTGTGATCGCTAACGAGATCGTAGGTGTACAACCAATGTCTGGTCCTGTAGGACAAATCCACACATTAAGAATAAGATATGCAGACACAGTTGCTTCAAACACAACTGCTGGTGAAGAAGCATTATCTCCGTTCAAAATTGCGAAAGCATACTCTGGTAACCAGAACAACACAACTCCTAAAGCGGCTTCTACAGCATCTTTAGAAGGTACTCCTGGTAAGAGATTATCGATCCAAATCTTGAAACAACCGGTTGAAGCGAAATCTAGAAAATTAAGTGCTAGATGGACTTTCGAAGCGGCTCAAGATGCTCAAGCACAGCAAGGTATCGATGTAGAAGCAGAAATCATGGCGGCATTAGCTCAAGAGATCACTGCTGAGATCGACCAAGAGATCATTGGTTCATTAAGAACATTAGCCGGTTCGGCTTCTGAGACTTTTGACCAATCTGCTGTATCTGGTACAGCAACATTCGTTGGTGACGAACACGCGGCATTGGCTGTGTTAATCAACAGAGATGCAAACAAAATCGCAACAAGAAAAAGAAGAGGCGCTGGAAACTACGCTGTAGTATCTCCAACTGCTTTAACTATTCTTCAATCTGCTACAACTTCAGCATTTGCTAGATCAACTGAAGGTACTTTCGAAGCACCTACTAACACAAAATTTGTTGGTACGTTAAACGCTTCTATGAGAGTATACGTTGACGCATATGCTTCAGACAACACAAGCATACTAGTTGGTTACAAAGGTGCTAGTGAGGCAGACGCTCCGGCGTTCTACTGCCCTTACATTCCTTTAATGTCATCAGGCGTTGTGTTAGATCCATCTACTTTCGAACCAGTAGTAGGCTTCTTAACAAGATACGGATACGTAGAGTTAACAAACACTGCGTCTTCACTTGGTAACGCGGCTGACTACGTTGGATTAGTAGGTGTTAACAGCACAAACTTAAAATTCAAGTAATCATTACTTCAATTTTCAGAAAGGGCGGCTTCGGTCGCCCTTTTTTTTGACTTCTTTTCCGCTATAATATAAAATAGCAGTATGGAATACTGTTTTCATCACATACCAAAGACGGCCGGATCTTCACTGCAACTTAGATTGGCACACAGAGAACACGCAGGTCAACTGCCAAAAGGAAGCACCATGGTAGTGTATCCTCTATTCGGCGACATGAGATTTTACAGGGTGTCTGAGGATTCCGGATTTGATCCCAACCAACCGATCAAAGAGGCATTTTTAAGAACACACAAACAGCCAAGGACAGAAGGCAATGCCTCTATCGTGTGTGGACATTACACCACATCCGCCCAGCCGGGAACCCACTACACTTGGTTAAGAGAACCACTGGCGAGAGACATCAGTCATTTCAACTATGACTGCAATTACGGTCACGAACTTTCAAAAGATTTCACTGAACACCTGAGCCAGATGGCAGGAAATTTCATGGTGCTTTGGTTATGGGGCAAATACATGAGCAATGACGTCAATGCCCCCATCCAAGAAAAATATGAGGGCGTGAGACAATGCCTGAAAACAAAATTCGCCAAGGTTTTTGATTCAGATAGGTTTGAAGAATCCTGGACTGAATTGTCTGCCATACTGAAAGTGGACACAGAACCAAGACTCAATTCCAACGAAGGAGGATCTAGTTATAAAAAAGTCATAACAAAAAAAGATCTTGATGAAAAATTTATCTCATGGCACAAGTCATACAATCAATATGATTATCTGTTGTATAAAGAATTTTGTTTGTAGTTAATGGCATTTTTTTCTTGGTCATACGAAGCACAAACAATTTAATATGTTTTAATCAATAAAAAACTGTTCTAAATATTTTACCGATTCAACAAGAATCGTACAAGGGAGGTCCAATATGGATATCATGATGAAAGTAAAAGGATGGGCCAAGGCCATCGCCGACGTGGGAGTTAGTCTTATCGCGTTGGGGATCGTATTAGAGATCCTTTTCAAAGGTCAAGGTGTTCCGTTCTGGCCAAATATTTCTGTAATAGGAAATATCCAGGGCGTTGTGCAAGGTTTCTCAGATCAAGGTCTGTTGGGACTTGTAGCAATTTGGATTTTATATCATATCTACAACAGGAAATAATATAAAAATCTAAAAGCACATATCCGCGGAGGGCGGTTGAATAATTTTTTCTATCGCTCTCCGTTGTTTAAATATCTTTGTGAAATATCTCTTGTCATCAGGATGCAGTTTTAGTATTCCCAGACCTCATTTGGGTATCCATACCTGTGTAGGAAAGGAAATTGCCAATTACAAGCAACTGCAACATTTAAACATAGCAGAACCCAGTTCCGGTAACACTAGGATAATCGCCAATACAAAAATTTTTTATGAAAAGTATCCAGAACGCAAAAAAGATACGTTCGCCCTTGTACAATTTAGTTACGGTGGTAGACTCGACTATATCAAGAAATCAGACAACAACAATCTGAAAATGAATACCGTCAACATTGTACGAGAACATCTATCCACTTCCAAGATTTTTACAGATGCTGACCTTGTGGAATGGACGGCATTCAACTTTTATAACTCTGTGTTGGATATGCAGAACTACCTAAAACAGAATGACATACCTTATTATTTTTACAACGGAATGCAGAGTGTTGTTAGAAAACCTAAATCCTATCTTAATAACATAATTGATGCGATAGACCAAAATTATTTTTTCAATTTACATGATCAAGACACTGTGCATTACAAATGGTGTGAAGATCGTGACTTCCTAATACCCAACGACCTGCATCCCAACAATGATGGCGTACAACAGTATGCCAAATTACTCCAGGATAAAATCAAACACATATAGTATAAATACCAACAGTTCAAACGTGCTTCGACACAGTGTCGGAGACTTATGCGGAAACAAACCGCGTACCCAGGAGAACTGGGATTGGACTCCTAAGAAGGAGAAAACAAATGGGAAGACCGATCAAAAAATCAAGAATGTTATCTGATTTCAATCCAGGATCAACTGCAACACTGGCTGTAACAACTTACAGAACTGGTGATTCAAACGTGACTGGTACAGGTTCATACATCGTGTCTCAGAGAAGTTCAAGAAGTTTCAAAATTCACTTGAACGATTCTTCTGAAACAGTAATGAAACTGGTTGCCAAAGCAACACTTACAGATAACGACACATTCAACGTTAAAGTCATACTTGACGACTCGACTGTGGCATACGTGGAGAAGTTCTACAACGGCACTATTCACTATGTTCAGTCAGACGGTACGACTACAGGAACGGTACCTTACACGCTACAAACATCTGAGTCCGCGGACGAAGGTCAAGTTAGTAACAAAGGAAACATTGACATTAGAACTCACTAATAGTCAAGACACGTGCTTTATGGGGGAGATTTTGCACTCCCCCATTTCCACATAAATAACACAAATGGCAAAGACTCTCAGAACATCAGGTGATTACACAATCAAGACCGGCACAGGATTTACTGGTGACAACTCGGTAATTTTAGATTCAAAGTTCACAAGAGTCAAGGGCGACCTAATAGTAGACGGCACTGAGGTAACTGTAAACACCACAAATATCACAGTCGAAGATCAATTCATGGAATTGAACAGAAACAACTCCACAGCGGGTATAGAAGATTCTGGAATTGTATTCAATCAGGGCACGGCGGACCACGCGGTTCTCTACTATGATGCCAGTTCAAACGAATTCAGGATAGGAACGACACCAACCGTAGATATTGCGGACGGATCAACTATCAAGACAGAGATACAGGACGGCGCCTTCACTTTGGCAAATATCAAAGTTGCAACAACACCATCAGATTCTAATCACGCCGCATCAAAGAGTTATGTTGACTCACAGGTTTCAGGCGGAGGATTTGCTATAGGATTCAGAGGAGATGATTCTGCTGTTGTAGATGTTGCTTCAGGAAACAGTGTTTTAATAGCAGGTGGTTCAAATATTTCAACAGCGGCAACCGAATCAGATACGGTGACAATAACTTTGGATAGAGATCTAAACGGGATAGACACAATTTCAACCGATAGATCAAATCAAGATTTAACATTAACAGCAAACGGAACAGGATCGGTCGTGATCGAGGATGTATTGACATTCTCGGGCGCCGCTTCAACACCAACAGCCACAACAGTAACCAAATTATACAACAAAACAGCGGCAGGTGGCGGCACAGGATTATACTTCATTAACTCAAACATCAGCTCTGGTTCAGAGGGAGAACTGATAAGTAAAAAGAAAGCAACTGCTTTGGCAATTGCGTTAGGATAAAATATGGCTATTACAAATTTTCAAGTCACAGCAAACACGGCATCAGCCGCTTTCACGGCCTCAGCAGACACGGCAGTTACAGTGATTTATGTCACAAACAAATCTTCATCAGACGGTAACATTAATATATATGTTGTTCCGTCAGGAGACTCTGTTTCAGAAAACTTTAAAATTTACAACAACGTGTTGGTCCCAGCACAGGACACATACATCGTTGACACAGAAAAATTAATTCTTGAAAACGGTGATGCGATCTACATCGAAGCACCAGACTCTGCGGCGCAGTTCAATGCAACAATCTCAACAATAGGATTATAATCATGGGCAGGCTTTTGAAAAACAGAGAGCTAGACCACGGAGCTCTTGCAGTCAGCGTACCGCCGGTGACTTCTGATCAGAGACCATCGGGCATCAATGGGCAATTGATCTACAATACACAGACAGGCACTCTACAAGCCTACGACAATGGTTGGTTCAATATTTCAACTGCCAACTCTGCTCCGGCAACAATCACACAAGACAACCTAACAGGCGACGGTTCAACTGTGGCTTTCACGATGAGTCTATCGGTTACGGATCAACAGGACGTTTTGGTTTTCGTTGGCGGTGTATATCAAATACCGGGCACGAACTATTCTGTGTCTGGAACAACAATAACATTTGGTTCTGCTCCACCGGCAGACAACTCAATAGACAACTCACACCTTATCACTATACTTCACGGTTTTGATTCAATTGGCGCTTAATTGATGTGTCCGAATGATCTCCAAGCACCCGGCTGACCGCCTTTGATGCAGATCCAACCCAACACTTCGCCTATGTCTGGTTCTGAATTCCAAACTATAGATCCCTTGGTCCATGTGCCCGTTGTTGGTATGCCGGAAGCGGAAGAAAAAATCCTATTTTGAAATGCGATGTTGCCAGCGACCTCTAGGTCGTGATCGGGGTTTTGTATACCAACTCCTAATCGACCTTTAACATTTACATCTTTTTCAAATGATACCTTGCCGTTTGTTGCAACTACAATTCTTTTGGTATCATCGGTTGATATGGCAAACGGTCGTGCTTCGTGTGTGCCTACAAATCCTGTAGCATCATCACTGCCGATAACGATCTCGACTCCTTCGGCATCGACAGCAAATGTTTTAGATGGTACTGTGGTGTTGATTCCCACTCTTCCATCCGCTACATATAAAGTGTCTTTGACTTGTAAATTTTCTAACACACCAACTTTGGTCAGAGAACTTTCTTTGACACTCTTGCCCAGTTTGGTTCTCCATACAACTTCATTGCCATCAATTCTCAGTGCTTCTTTGACATCCAACACAGGCACTTGAGCTCGATTATATTGTAGAGTTTGGCAATTTATCTTGCCTTGAATAAAAACATCATTGTTGATATTTGTTACGTCGTCTGCGATTTCTAATATGTTGTGTGTTGCTGAATCTTTGATACCGGTGCTGGAAAAATTTGTGATTGTGCCCCCGTTGATCACGTCTCCAGAGATGGAATCTTTTTTAAAATCTATGTCAGACACCTTGACAGATTTAGCGGTGATTTTTTGTTGGATGTTGATAGGTTTGAGTGCCATAATAAGAGTATTTATTGATTGATCCATAGGTATGTGATATGTTGGTAAATACGAAAGTAGTATTATGGCATTTAATAAAATTGGTGGAGATCTATTAGAATCTAATCTGTTGAGAGCAACAGATATAGCCTTCCAAACGGATTTACTATACATAGATGTAGACAACAATCGGGTCGGTATCAAAACAAATTCGCCGGGCAATTTCGCACTTGATGTCAACGGAGCAGTAAGAGTACAAAACGATTTGACTGTTGTGGGAGACCTTATTGTAGAAGGCGAAACCACACAGTTGGACACACAAAATTTAGAAGTGGAAGACAATATCATTGTCTTGAACAAAAATAACTCAGCGGCAACAGATGCCGGCATAATGATCAACAGAGGAGACGCCCTCGACGACGCTGTCTTCTATTGGGACGAAACGGTAGATAAATTCCGGTTAGGCACGACTCCGCAAGACGGATCAACTGTCACAGATTTTTCTAACGTCACATTGGCAAAACTACAGATAGGTGAGCCAGTTGCAGACGCGGATGCAACAACAAAAAAATATGTTGACGATCAAATTTCTTCTGTGTCATCAAGCGGTGTTACAGGTGACAACGTCGAACTCCGTTTACCCGATGATTCAACGTTTGGTGATGGTGCTTATCTAGGACTTACCTCTACAACGTCGGTTACACAGGCAATCGACGATTTAAACGAGACCATGGACAATATCAGGGCAGGAACATATTTGAAATCTGTTTCGTTTGTCGCTGACCAAACATCTATCAGTTTGAACGACACAGTCACCCTAACAATCACTACCACACCGACAGCAGGAGCAAACACTAGATACACAATCACGTGGGGAGACGGCGACGTTACAACGGCAACATCGGATTCAACACCAAGTCACACCTACGCAGAAAATTCGGGATCACCGTACACAGTCACAGTTAAAGCATTTGAAAACGATGCGGCAGTAACCGACTCGTCGGGATCTTTTGCTACATCAACAAGGACAAATTATATTACAGTGGCTACAGCAGAACCTGTTGTAAACTTTTTCATGTACTCGGCCGCATCGGGCGGATCACCTATAACTTCCGCCGACAACGGGGCAACAGTTTATTTGGAAAACACAACCACAAACACAAACGGGGCCACAGTTACCTATGAAGTGGACTGGGGAGATACAACCACGAGCACAATCGCCTCTGATTCAGCGGCGGGAGGGGTATCTGGTTCTAGATTATCTCATACCTATAACAACTCAGCGGCAGATGATGGTTCAAGTATAGGTACAGGGAGCGGAGACACAAGATACACAATCACTTTGAAACTTCTCACTCACTCGACAGCAGACCCGGCCGTGATACCTGCCACTGAAAATAAAAATTTTGATGTGTACAGTGATCACACTGTGGAATATTCTGTCACTGACTCTACTATTAGAGGAGTAAATGAGGAAAGCACTTCGGGATTTCCAGTCACATTCACGAACGACACAGCAACAAATCCAGGACCACAATCGACATTTTCGTCAAACATTTACACCTGGAATTTTGGAGAAGGTGATGCCAATACCAACGTCAATGTTGGATCAGGAGCATCGGGTGACACAGGAAATACAATCGCAAATACATTTAATTTGAGTTCAGGACAGCAATCCGGTGGCACGACACAGACATACACAACCAGTTTAAGTTTGGCTAACGGACACTCCAATTCACCTTTCACATATAACATGAACATTATCGTTGAACCGGATGTCAGAGCAAATATTGCCGCGACTGCTGTGACAGTTTCAACCGGATCTGGTGATAACCAATACACATTGTATGACACAACAGACCTGGACAGCAACAACAGAGCACTTGCTAGATTCACAAACACATCACAGAACGCCGACGACTATGATTATGACTACTTTGATGATTCATCTGACATTGTAAACATAGTGGAAGACGGAGCATCCGCGGGAACTATAGCCGCCACGCTTGACAAAAATTTCACAGGAACAAGTAATGGTGCGTTTACAACGAGATTCAGAGCACATGGTACTCCAGATACTATAGAACAAGACGACGAAGAAACCATCACGTGGACAATGAAGGCAGTGCCGGCGGCACCCGCCGACCTGTCAACTAAATCATTAACTTTGAGTGATTCGGCTCAGGGCACTTCGCCAAAATTATGTGCAGGATTTGACGACAACACATCATCATTCGCCACGTTGACTGCGGGTGATTCCTTGAATACAACAACTGCCAGAAGGTATACATCGGGAACAATTGACACAAACACCGTGACCAATTTTTACAACGGCGCCACAGGCACACTGTCAGCGGCAATCAATGCCTCAGCGGATGGATCAAAGGCATTCACCACAGCAGAAAACGAAACAGGCACATTCACAAGTCTTGTCGTGACATCCAACGTGGATTATGACACGGTAGTAGCCACATATCCTCAAAGACTGTATCTTGTTGCCTCGGCAAGAATTACAAAAGCATTGTCGGGATACACAGTTGGCGTAAATGCTCAGAGACTTGAGCACACAACAACCGGAAACACAAATCTAGTTCATGTTGTTAGGGATGACATAACCGCAACACCTACCACTACAATAGGTACTGTGACAGAAAATGTCGCGGGTACATACGAATATGTGTCGGGAATACCGTACTATGACACCAGTTCACCCAGTCTCACTGTGTCAGGCACCTCGGTTGCTAATTTTACTGGACAGGCCTATGCAGACATTGTTGATCCGCACGAAATTGATCCCGGAACCAATCAGGAATCAACTTCTGGGTCAATTATTTCCAACTTAAATTTCACTTATGCCAATGTTGATGGCACAAGTTCATTCTTGACAGGCGGGATTCCTAATACAGACACAGGAGTAGCATCCGCTTATACCTTGGGCGACTTAACGGTACCCCTAACATCAAGTCCTATTATGAGTATCCAAACTATCAAAGCAAGGAGTAAAAATGCTAATGGTACAGGATCTTATTCAGAAACATCAACAAAAATACAAGTTTTCACAGCAACACCGGGAGGTCTTAACAAAGATCAGGGTGGCATTGTTGTCAGCGACTCCCTTGGAGCCACGTATGACGATGATGCTGTGCGAATTGCGGGATTTGGTTCCTTGTCAGGTGACACTCCATCACTGTTTGACTCGTCAAATGCCAACTACTACACCGATCATGCATGGTCCGGAGCAGTCACAGTGGCAGGAACCAACGAAGCAATAGTCAGACCAAGTGCTTCCAGCACCGGTTCAATCAAACATTTCACAACAGATCTAAGTTCGGGATATCTCCCATCAGGTCCAGACCTGGCAACAGGTAGATCTGGAGCACAATACTACACATTCGCATTCAGACGAACTTCGGTAGCAAACTTCACAGTGACACTGACAGGAACAGTTTCGGGATTCTTTATTGCGGCACCAGGCACAGCGATAGATTCCGCTTCGACCTTGAACGGTTGGCTGGATGCCAGCATACAATATGCGGGATCGGGTGTACCAGGAGCAGACACAGGCAACGGAGGAAACGGTTCCAATGGTTGTGCATTCACAGGCGGAGATATTATTTCAGACGGAACAAGTTATTCAAATCAATCATTTACTTTGACGTTGGGATCTGAAAATGCTTCCAATGCCACTGGAAATGTTATTTTGTGTAGAGTAAAATTAAATTCAGGAGACAGTGTGACAGCACTGAGCATAAGTTAATGGCAATCACAGACGCAAAAAAAGTTGACTATTTGTGGAAGAAGATAGGTTATGGTGTTGCCAAGACCGATACCAATGCCAACAAGAAGGCACCCAATGAATCTATTGCGTCACCATTGTTATTGAACGGAGCAAACACTTGGAACAGGGCAGACCAAATTCCTGCTGTGTTGCCGGGATCGACAACAGGTGTTGTTACAGTTTATCCAACCAGCACACCCACAGAAGCAGTGGTCGACAACACAACAGTCGAAGCAAACAGGACCTGGAAAACCAATTTGATCGACTGGATACCACCAGAATTTGGTTCCACATATCAGGTAAAAGTTTACATCCATACTTCTTCAGATGCGGCCAATGCCGCGTCTTCGGGAACACAGGTGTTTGCCACAGGTTCGGGCAATAACGACGAGTGGTTCTTTGACTATCAGGCAGGTGTTCTACACTTCATTGGCAGTAACTTGCCCAACGGTGTAGATTTCACAGGAAAATCTGTCTATATAGCAGGTGGTCGATACACAGGCACAAAAGGTTTACAAAACATTACTTCTAACACAGGAAACTTTGAATTCAGTGGTTCCACAATGAACCAAACTGTGACCGATGCCGATGTCACGTTTGACACGGCAGGATCGGGCAGTTTCACATTTAGTTCAACAACCGCAGTGAATCTTCCTTCGGGAACAACAGCGGAGAGGCCGACTGCTACTGCGGGTATGTTGCGTTTTAATTCTGAAACCGGCAAATACGAAGTTTCGGAAGATGGCTCAACATTTACAACACTAAGAACCGGATCAGAAGCAGGTGACATCACTAAAGATATTTTTACTGGTGACGGCTCAACGACCAATTTCACAATGTCAGTATCACCCACAGATGAAAACACAATCATTGTGTATATCGATGGCGTCATGCAGGAGCCAGATACCAACTACACCATTTCGGGAACCACTGTGACCACAGTGGGAGAAGCCGCACACCCGGGTGCCAGGATCGTGATAATGCATGGATTCGCCGACTAGGCTATTGTGATTCCTGTGGGAGTGTACACCACTTGCCATTTCTTCAACTCACCCGTCAGTCTGTTCACAGTGGACAATTCTGGAACGATCTCCCATTCAAATTCTGGTTGTCGGATGATAAAATCATACACATCCTGTCCACTCTCCAACCACATATTCACTCCCTGTAGATCGTGGTTGCTGTCTATCCTGTACGATTTCCTTAGTATCAGTCTGCACACTCTTTCTACTTTTTGCCTAAACAGATTCATCTGTTCCACTAGATCTGGTCTTTCTTGTAAAACATCGTAGGACCTGTTTCGGCAAGGAGCGGGCCATCTAACGGTCAAGTGATACTTGAAATTTTTATTTGCCATTTTTGATTTCTCCAAATTGGTTGTAATCGATAACCTCCATGTTGTCGTATGCGTCAAACAGATGGATCTTAGAAGGATTTGGTTTCCTTACATAAAAAATATTGCTGAAATGGTTGGCTCCCAGTATCAACATTAGTGTCGCCCTCTCGTCTAGGTTCTCTATGTCGTATCCGAAAAGATAGATATTTTTCTTTTCCAACCATAGAGCCAACATCAAGGCCAGGCTCTGATCGCTGAGATTTTCTGTGGTTTTGCCGGTGCTTTTGACATAGGGCAAAGAAGGCAAGTTGTCTATCTGTTCAAAAAAAACATATTTTTTGTAAAGTTTGTCGGGAGCAAGTATGATTGTATCCCTGAAACTGGGTGTGTTTAGCATATCCTGAAGCCTTGTTTCACTGGCCACAGTTGCGTAGGTAAAACTGTTGTTTTTGTGCGTGTTTCCTGCCACCACGGTGTCGCTGAAAGAGACCAGTTTTTGAAGGTCATATCGCACGGGAGCGGGTCCGATAACTACGCAGTTTTCTGGGTTCATAGTGTATTGTACTATTTAACGGGCACAAAATCAAGTTTTACAATAAATACTGACGTTATAACACAAAAAAAAACAAACGTTTGGAGATTAAACAATGGCAATAGGTAGAATATCAGGACAGATGTTGAAGTCTAACCTTTTAAGGTCGGGCACGGATTTAGCATTCGAGACAACATTATTGGTCCTTGACGTAACAAATTCAAGAGTGGGTATTGGTACAGCCAGCCCAGCAACAACTTTTCACGTATCGGCGACTGACGCATTAAGATTACCAGCAGGTTCAGATGCACAAAGACCTGGTTCACCAGCAAACGGTGACATCAGATACAACTCAGACCAGGCAAGGATCGAAGGTTATTCCAACGGTGCTTGGGCCAACCTGGCATCGGGCACACTGATCAAGGATTTAGACGAGGACACATCAGTCGACGTTGAACCTTCATCGGATCTAGATGAAATACATTTCTCGGTAGCAGGCACAAAGCGAATGAAAATCGCGGGAGCAACTATCGAAGCAGGTGTCACAGGAATCTCGACAACAGCATCGACAATCACAAGTTTGACCACTAACGGCGACATCACGTTCACTCCAAACGGAACTGGTAAAGTGATAGTGACAGATGGTACAACATTACAGACTAACACAGCAGACATCAATGGTGGTGCAATCGACGGTGTCACAATTGGTGCGGCTTCGGCGGCGACACACTTGAATGTAAGCGGTGGTACAGTTACAATTACTGACACTGGCGGCGACGGTACTATGGACGGTGTGATCATCGGTGGTACAACAGCGGCGGCTGGTACTTTCACAACTGTAACTACAACAGGTAACGCTACCATTGGCGGTAACTTGACAGTACAGGGTACAACCACAACTATCGATTCAACAACATTAGTGGTTGAAGATCCACTTATCCAATTAGCCAAAAACAACTCAGGCGGAGCGGCGAACATATTTGACCAAGGTCTATTCTTCAACAGGGGATCGTTGGACAACGTTTCTTTCCTATGGGACGAATCAGCGGACCAATTCGTGTTCGCGGTGACATCAGCAGAGGATGGTACAACAGCAGGTAACGTTACTATTGACAGTTACGCAGATCTTCAGATCAAAAACTTAACCGCAAATGAAATTACTGTAGACGGACTATTACTGTCTGATAACCAGATCGGCGGAACAAGATCGAACGACGACATCTTGATCGTGCCATCGGGTACAGGTTCAGTGAGAATTGACAAAGTCGACATCAACGGTGGTGCCATCGATGGCGCTATCATAGGTGCCAATTCGGCGGCGGCTGGTACTTTCACTACATTAGAAACATCACAAACAATCACGGTAAATGCAGATTCACAAGCAGTAAGAATTGGTGCTGGTAATGACCTGCAGTTATCACATGACGGCACAAACTCTATCATAAGCAACGCAACTGGTGACTTACAGATCACTGGTGTCGCTGGATCAGAAGTTGTGTTCAACGAAGCAGGTGCCAACATCGACTTCAGAATAGAAGGTGACACAGACACTGATCTATTCGTAGTTGACGCATCAGCAGATGGTATTGGTATATCCACAGCGGCTGGTTCGGTCAGTTATGTATTAGATGCTTCTGGAAGCACTGACGCATTTAGATTACCATCAGGTAACACATCGGCTAGACCTACAGCGGCAACTGGTATTATTAGATTCAACTCACAGACAGGAAAATACGAAGGTTGTACAGACGGATCAACTTACGTCGAGTTCGCAACTGCGGGCGACACACCGATCTTCTCAAAAGTTTCTGCGACAGGTGATGGATCTACAACTACTTTCACTGGTTTCTTTGGCTCTGCTCCGGCAAACGCCAACAACGTGTTCGTTTACATCGACAACGTTTACCAGGAACCAACTGAAAACTACACAGTATCATCAACAAACATCACGTTCACTAGTGCTCCTCACTCGGGTGCGAGAATATTCGCAATCTCAGGTGCTGACAACACAGCACTGGTATCGGGAGGAGTTGCGAGATCAGAGACAAGTTCGACCAACTTCACGTCGACTGCTACTACACTCATGAGTTTCAATGCCACGACTTACAGATCAGCAGAAGCATTTATCACAACAACTGATAGTTCGAACGCTGAATACGAAGTGGCCAAAGCATTGATTGTACACGACGGCTCAACTGCCTATGTCACAGTTTATGGTCAGACTTCTTCTACAGGATCAGACCTATCAACTTACTCAGCGACACTGTCAGGTGGCTCTGTGCTGTTACAGGGAGTATCAGCAGGCGGTCAACAGTCAGCCAAGGTACAGTACTCGTTATCAGGCGTATAATAGATAACAAACACTAAATTCAACCCCCTGCGGTAAATAACAACACTGCAGGGGGTTTTCTTTTGCAGGAGTATATCAAACATAACATGAGGGAGAAATGGAACCATGACAACTAGAAATTTTAGAGTCAATAATGGTATATCGGTTGGTGACGTAACAATAAGTGCTTCATCTAACACGATCACAGGAATGTCCGCATCAGCGCCATCGAGCGACGGTGACGCGGCAAACAAAAAATATGTGGATGATCAGATCTCGGCGATATCGCAAACAGCGATCACGTCTGGGACCACTAATGCCACAGTAAACGCAACAACATTCACAGTCACAGCATCTGGAAACACAGAACTTACAGTTGACGACGGTGGTGTAAGGATTTACGGTAACCTGACAGTGGACGGCACAGAGTCCATCATCAACACACAGAACTTGTCGGTTGAAGATGCGATCATCTCAATGAACAGGAACCTTTCAAGTTCAACGGAAATGCCAAGATTCACTGGTATACACGCACACAGGGGATCAGGTTCAACACTGACAGAACAGGACCCTTACTTTGTGTGGGATGACGCTTTCGCGGACGACGGTACGAGTATCTATGGAAACACAGGTGGTGCCTGGACTGCCATGGTGTCAACTCACAACGAAGGCTTGGAGACTCCAAACTCGGACTTCACACTAGCGGACATGAGATGTAACGTGATGCACGCCACGTCAACTTCGGCCCAATACGCCGACGTTGCTGAAAGATTTGCCGCTGATGCTCCAATGGCTGAAGGTGCTGTTGTAATGTTAGGTGGAACACAAGAAATCACAGAAACAACTGAAGACAAATCAGATTCTGTATTTGGTGTTGTTTCTTCTAAACCAGCATATGCCATGAATGCACTAGCAGGCAACAACGAATCACACCCGTTTGTGGCAATGACAGGTAGAACTCCAGTGAGAGTATCTGGTACTGTACAAAAAGGTCAAAGATTGGTAACTTCATCCATCAAAGGAACTGCCAGAGCAGTGGAAGATGGTGAAACTATCAACCCATTCCACGTTATTGGTAGAGCACTTGAAAGCAAAACCGATGCGGATATTGGCATGGTAAATTGTGTGGTGAGAACCAACAACTAATAAATATTACAACTTTTTAGTAGTAAAAGGGCGGCTTCGGTCGCCCTTTTTTTTTAGGCGTATAAATACTCATACTGCTGTCGGCCGGCAATGACAACGAGGCCGTGTAGAGCATATGCTCTGCTAACAAAATTATAAAAGGAGTACCAGAATATGGCCATTGGTCGTATATCGGGTTCGGTTTTAAAGTCCAATCTGACTAGGAATGGCACGGACCTTGCATTTGAAACAAACCTATTGTATCTCGATGTCACGAACTCACGTATAGGTATTGGTACTTCAGAACCCACATCGACACTACAGGTTTCGGGCCTGGTCACTGCCACAAATCTTGTATCAACACAAAATATAACATCGGGTGCCAACATACTTCTGGCAGACAACGGCATACTGTACGCAGGATCAGGAAACGACCTGCAGATATATCACAACGGGACCAACAGTTACATAGACAATTCAACAGGAAGTCTCTACATCAGGGATACCAGTGGAGGCGACGTAAGGATACAGGGCAAGTCCGGCGAGGAATCCCTCGTGGCAAACGCGGACGGCAGTGTGGAAATCTATCATGACAACAGCAAAAAAATAGAGACCACATCAACAGGAGCCACTGTGTTTGGAGATGCCTCGATACAGGGATCACTGTACACAGACACCATTGTAGCATCAACTTCGAATTCAGACTTAACCATCGATGCCAGCGGTACAGGTGAAGTAAGGATCAACGGTATAACAATGCCGTCAACAGATGGATCAAACGGACAAATACTTCAGACAAACGGATCTGGGGTACTATCGTTTGCGGATGCATCTGGGGGTGGGGGTGGAAACAACACAGCAGTCAGACAGTTCAACTACTACAAACTAGACACAACATCGGCAGTCATAGACCAATTTAACATAGCAGAATATCGAGGTGCCATATATGACATAGTTCTCGAAGACCAGGCAAACGGATTCGTGGGACATCTAAAAGTCTCTGTGGTGCATGATGATTCTACTCCGTATGTTTCGACCTACAATGTCAATGAAGATTCTACCAGGATTGCGGATTTCACAGTTGCCATATCGGACGGAATGGTGCAGTTGTCGGGTGCGACCAACACCTCATCACACACCAACCTGAGGATATACAGGATAGCACTGGGAGATCATCATGAAACGGTCTCTAACACAAATTCCAAAATTATAAAAACCACTAGCAACATTGGATCAAGTGCGACCACATTGGATCAGTTCACTAAAACAGATATCAGAGGTGCGAAATATGTGATATTGATAAAAGACGACACAGCAGGTGACTACCAGATATCGGAGACCAGTCTTACACATGATGGCACAACTGTTTACCACAATGACTATGCCTATGTGTCAAGCAGAGGAGCACCATTACACACCTTCAGCGGTTCGATATCAGATGCCACAGTGACCTTAAGTTCGTCATCGGCAGGAAACACCACAGGCACAGCAATACTATACAGGCAAGACTTGGGTACAAAAACCAAACTGGGAGAGTTTGACAAATTCCTTTACGGAATAAAAGAAGACATTGACAGTGCGATCGAAACTGTTGATTCCTTTGATGTTTTTCAATACAAAACGGCCAGATATTTTATAACGCTGGAATCTGGTTCGGAATATCAAAATTCCGAAGTGACAATGACCGTAAACAATGCTGGCACAGATGCCACAATTTCAGAAAGTTTTGTGATCACAGGCAATAATACCCTAGCCACATTCACGGCAGACGTCTCCGCGGGTAAGGCCAGATTGAGAGCAAGTTGTAACCCCAACACCAAAGTTTATTACGCTAGACTGGCAATAGAAGCCGACAATATCTATAGGGCGAATGGCCAGACATTGGATAATGTCTTCATAAGACACAACAATTTTGATTTGACCGACACACAAGCAAATTTTTCTGGCACAACTGGATCATTGACACTGCCCAACGGTACCACGGCACAGAGACCAACCGGTGCCAATGGTATGTTGAGGTACAACACATCTCTGTCAAGGTACGAGAAATGGGATGGTTCGGAATTCGTGGACATATTGGCCACAACCACAGCGGCCGCGGACACAGACAACACAACTTCACCGACTCCAGATACCGGCATAGGAACAGCACAGTCGGTAATAGATCAATTTTCAACATCAAGTTTTGACAGTGCCTACTACTATGCTGTAACCAGAGACGAGATCAACAATGATGTAGCGACGGAAAGATACACCTTGGTTCACAATGACTCACAGGCATTTGTGTCATCATCAAACGGTGTTCAGTCGGGATCGGCAGACCATATGAGTGTCGACGCCGACATATCCGGTGGCAACGTTAGGTTACTGGCCACGGGAGCCAGTGTGGTCAACTCCGTGTCTTTGTTCAGAATAGGTCTGGGAGATTCGACAACAGCATCAAGTTCTGGCAACACATCAACCATACTCAACACAGACGTAGACAGTGCTGTAGAAAATTTAGATACCTGGAGTGCAACCACATACAGAGGCGCCAAATATTTCATATCAGTCAATGCCGCCAACGGAGAACTTTCAAACCTTGAGGCGGTGGTTGTAACAGATGGTTCAGATGCCTACATATCAATTTACAATGAAATTTTCACAGGCAATGATTCCTTGCTGACCTTGTCGGCGGATGTTTCTTCGGGTTCGGTGAGATTGAGGGCATCCGGCAACACACCAAACTGCAATGTCAAGATGTACAGGATACTGCTGGGAGATTCAGAAACAACAGCAACAGGTGACACTATCAAGACAGTGGGAGCATCCAGTGTCAGCAGTAGTGCCACATCAATAGACACTTTCTCAACCGAATCTGTGACAGGTGCCCAGTACGTTGTTGTTGGATACAATTCAGCGGAAGGTGCCGCCAGCATCTCTGAAGTACACGTGGTCACTGATGGTTCCGACGCATATGTCAGTTCTGGACCAATAGTTTCCAGTAAAGATTCAGATCAATTGACATTCACTGCCGCGTTAT